ATGGGCGGAGAAGAAGTCGCTTATGATTACAGCAAGTTAAGACGTCTCGTGAATGCCATCGAAACAAAGGTTAAAACGTCATCAGAAGGTGACAATGATCCGTTCCAGACCATGGAGGTGGCACGGTTTGAAGATGTTCAACCGAACAATGGTTTCTTGGGAACCATTATGGGCATTCGTGATACAGCTCGCATGAGAAACGGTTTAGGGATGGATTCACCTTGGGATGGACCGGGATTTGGCAATATGGACGAGGAACGCATTATGCGTCAAGCGTCCGCTGTCGATGTTTTAAACGAATTTCACGAGGTTATGGAAAAGATTGCGAACGTAAAAGTTTTCTCTAAACTGCAAATGGAAGAATACGAACAGCATCTGTTAAAACAGGCAGAAGAGGAACAGGAAGAGGAATTATCCAAAGTGGCCGAAGCAGAAGATACCCTTGAAGCAGCCAGTGTAAGACGAGATATGCTTCAACTGGATGCAGAGAAACTAGTGAGTGTTCACCGTGTGGCTAGTGGAAACAACATCTCTTTCCCGATATTCGAAGCAGGTCGTTTTGAATACCATTCAGGTCGTGTGTATCGAAACTTTGAAAGCTGGTTTAAGAATTCCACTACCTATGCTTCATCCAATAAGCTAGGGGCTTTAGTGATTGATTCTAAATCTGGTTACCGTTTCTTAAAGAGCGGCGAACCTTTTATGGCGAGCACCAGAGAACCCGGCAACTTCGAATTAGAAACGGAAGTAGCAAAGTCGTTAACGCATGGACATATGTATACAATCGAAAAAGACCATGCTAACTTGTTCAATCCATTCATTGTAAAAGGTTCTTATTTGCAGGATAAATTGAATAACGGTATTGTCGTGAGTGTTCGTGAAATCGCTGACCCTACAAAAAGTCATATTCCTTCCAGAACAGCCAATAGCCTATTCTCTGATTCATTCGAGTGCTATGAATCCATGCCTGGTAACTGGAAAGGTGCTTCTGCTGATTTTGCGACAGGAAACAAACCGTTCTTTATCATCGTATCGAAAGACCGTAACATCAAAGCGCCAAAGTTCATGAATCAGCAAGAACTAAGAGAATATATCATGCAGTATGCGGCTGATCCGCACGATGCCCTATTAGCAAAACAAGTCATTCATATTACAAATGACAACTGTGTCCTTGTGCCTGATTCCCTTCCGTTCTTTAAACTTGAAAAGAATATTACGTATTTCTACACAAGACCAGATGGGCTATTTAAACAAGGTCCAATGTCTAAGACAGCTGCATATGGAGGTTTGAACCAAGCAACCTTGTATGTACAGAATGCCCGCAATCCGAAGACGTATGGGGTGAAATGGCAATTCGCTATTCCGACCAAAGTCGAGAATGATATCGAAGCAACCCAACTACAGAAACGCAATAAAGAAGGAATGAGTGAGGATCAAGCGAAGTCCATGTTGAACAAACTAGGATTCGATTACCGTACTCAGCAAAAATTCTTTGAAATCACGAAACGTAACGGACGTTCTGCCACCTTTAATCTGCCGAACCCTACTTTAGCAGCAACGGTGTCAGCTCCTGATGTAGCGACTGAAAAAGTAAAAAAGAAAATGAAAGGTATTGCGGACTCTCTATTAAACTCACAAAACTTTATGCCTTTGATGGAAAATGCTGTAGCGGATGGACTTTCTGCTTTCGTTTCGAATGCATTCCCAGGTTCCGTTAATGCCGTCCATAACGTAGGTAACTTCTTCGATATGTCTAAACAATCGATGGAAACCGCTTTGGAAATGGAAAAAGTGGCTACACGCTTTAATGGTGCCGAGTGGCATGAATTATCCGCTTTGTTGAACATGAAACATCGTTTAGATAAATTGGCTGCCGAAATGGAAGATGGAAGCTATTTGCAAAATGGTCGTGAAGTGTTTGAAAAAGTGGCTGAAATGAAACCGGTGATCGAGAAGAAAGCAAGTGACCTTATTCAATTTAACCGCGACCAGTTAATTCGCACCGACAGTTATTTCGTGGAACCAACGCTTGTGAAGCAAGCACTGGAGCAATTGGATGGACTTTATGTCTATGCTTGCTCCGAAAAAAAAAAGAGTCCTTTAGAAAAGTCGCTGGACTTTTTGGCGAGGGTGCGGAGTTAAAACGGGTAAGCGAAGCGATCCAACGATTGAAAGGTGACATTCAAGGTCTAAATTCGGACTACCGAAATGTTCACTCAAATTTAAGAGCGTCCATGCCTAAAGGATTCTCCTCTGACAAAGTTCAATCTGCTTTCAATGAAACGGAGCAGGCAGAGCAAAACCTGAATGAAAAAGTGGATGAGTTAAAATCCCTTTTTGGAGAACATGGTGAACTGAAACAAAAAGAAGCCAACAAGAACTATGGGATTGCTGCAGGATTCGGAATCCCTGGCTTAGTTGGATTAGGTTATGTGAATGAGCAGGCAAAAAACAACTAAACCGTACAAAGGAGAGGTCAAATAACCCTCTCCTTTTTTCAAATAAGTTTTTATGCCCCACACAAGAATAGGAGGATGGTGCATATGGAACAATTCTATTTTCTTAAAGAAGCATTTGCTCAACAAAAAGGGAGATTATCCGAGGAAGAGGAATTACATCTATTGAAACAATATCAGGCGGGAGATTCACAATCAGGGGATAAATTAACGTTATCACTCCGTCCCCTAATTGAAAAAGCCATAGTGGATGTAAGCCCTGGTGGGAACGATGTCTCCTCTTCCAATCTACGGATGAGGGCTCATGTAGAGTTACCTAAGATTCTACAAAACTATGATCAAAACCGAGATATCAAACTAAAGACGTTTGTAACGTCTCAGCTAAAAGGTTATCTTCGCAATGCGGTAGCAGAAAATGTGAGTGGCGCTTACGTTCCTCGGAATCAGCATACCGATTTAGAGCGGTACCGCCAAGCGGTAAGGGATGCGCAAATGGAATTCGGACACAATCCATCCGAAGACCAGATTCGTTCGTTTTACCCAGAAGATGAAGCCAGCACCAGTTTCGATAAAATCAAACAATACCATTTAAACAACTATCTGGGTGACGCTACTTTCGGTCAAGGCGAAGAAAGTGAAGGATTAACGTTCAAAGATCAGTTTGCGAATGATGAGGATACTATTGATCACGATGACCTCTTTTCTTCCCTATATGATGACGAAGAAAATGATATAATTGCTAAAAATTTCACAGCTCAAGAACAACAAGTCATCGACAAAGTTAATAAAGAAGGTCAGTCCTTTGTCAATGCTGCCTTATCACTCGGAATCAGCACAGCCGAAGTCCGAAAAACGATGAGGCGCTGGCACGAAATCACTAAAAATAAATAGTAAAGGGTGTTGTTTGATGAAATTTCAAGGTGTAACAGCGCAAAACATTGGTCAAGCTCATGCTTTAAAAATGCTTACTAGTTCAAAGGATTATGCGTTTTTAACTGGACCGGCTGGAACGGGAAAGACGTTATTAACTGGCGCAGTTGGACTCGAACAAGTCATTAAACATCCTAAAGATGGATTCAAAAGTGTCATCTACACTCGTCTGCAAGTGCAAACGGGGGCAGACGTTGGATTCCTGCCAGGTGATTTGATGGAAGGAAAGACCGAACCTTTCTTGGAAGGATTTAAGGATAATTTCAAGGAAATGGATTACGACTTACCTTTCGACCATCTAATTAACAAGAAGCTGCAATTCGTGCCAATTCAAACCATGCGAGGAAGGACATTCCCTAATTCGTTCATTATCGTGGATGAAGCTCAAAACCTTGATGAAGATACTATTACAACCATTGCTACTCGATTGGGTATGGGGTCAAAAATGGTCTTCATGGGGAACTTCTCACAAATCGATGACAAAAAAGGATTCTTGAAAAAGCCTGAGAACAATGGGTTTTATCAATTGCTTAGTCGTTTTTACGAAACCACTGGCGGACACCAATTCTTTGAACATGTCCACCTTACAGAGATTCAGCGTTCTGGCGGTGCCGCTTTCGTAGAAAAGATGATGCGCAATCATAAATTAGATCCTCGTTTTGTTGATCTTGAGGAATGTGGAATCGTTCAGGAAGAAGTTCTTTCTGCTTAATAGGAAAGTGACCTCATAGGTCACTTTTTTATTTATAATAGGACTATCGAACTAAAAAGAAAGAAGGTGGCAATCTTGTCGCTTTTCGGTAATGACAATTTGGATTCCAAACAAAGAAGAAATGTCCATCTTGCACAGTTAGGCGGTGGTTTAGCGGGCGCAGGAGCAGGATTCTTAACTTCTAAGGTGATGGATGCCTCACACGAAAAGTCGCTATTTCAGGCAGGAATGGACGCAACGAGAGATAATGAAAAAGCTGAGTTGCAATGGAAAAGGCTAATGGATTTATATTTAGGGAAAATCACCATCCAAGACATTCCGATTCCTGAACGTGATCGTTATTCAAAATGGCTAGAAGAAAATAAAGAAACATTAGAGACTTTTCGCAACAATCCAGAGGAGTTTGAAAAATCCCTCAACGAAGTAAAAGGCGGTCGTCTGCAACCGTTATTTGGCCAAAAACCTTCCATCAAAGAACTTCTTTTTAGAAAGCGTCCGACCCAAGTGGATTTAAGAGGAGGAAATGTGGTTCCTTTATTTTCAGGCGAGAAAGAAGCTTTAATGGAAATTCCACACGAAATCCACAACCCGAAGGCCTATGGATTAGCTGGAATGTTAGCCGCTGGCGGTTTAATAGGTGCAGGGTATCTAGCGGAAAGGAAATACGAAAAAGAGAATAAGGGCAAATATAACGAACAAGACTTAGATCAGCTTCAAAAAATGCTACAGGCATTGAAAGCACGAGGTTAAAGCCTTGATTCGTGAATTATGATACATTATTTATAGGTCATTTTTCCTATGTAAATAAAGTGAGGTGGAACTGTGTGGATGATTTATTAAACCGTTTGGAAAAGTCGGCGGGTCTCGGTGGCGGATTGTTTAAAGGATTCGGAAACTACCTTAAAAACGTTTCAAACTATAACGTTCGTAAATTAGAAAAAGCGAATGCCCTTCCGAAAGAAATTACGAACGCTAAAGTAGACCGTAATATCGCCCGCGCCGGAACGGCAGGTGTTGGTATGCTAGGTGGTGCTGCATATGGAGGTTATAAAGCCTTTGAAGGTACCCAACAGCAACCTATGGATACGACTTTGTATGAGCAAAATCAATTTACTCAAAATAACCTGCAACCGAAAATCGCTTCTGAAATGATGGATCGGTTGGAAAAGTCAGCTGGTAGTGAAGATATACCGCAATTAAATCATCATTCCCTTCTTAGTGCTGAAGGCGCAATGGCAACAGCCCCTATGGGAGCAATATTGGGTGGTTTAAAAAATGCTTCTAAGTTCGGGGAACGTGGTGCATTAAAAGGCGGACTCGGTGTTTTGCGCGGCGCGGCTGTAGGAGGTGTTCTAGGTGCTATACCAGGCATGGAAGTAGGTGGAGCGATCGGTTCTCTTTTAGATGCCAACGAATTAACGAAATCACGCCGTTTGCAAGAACGACAAGCTATTAAGGATGCTATTAAAGAGGAGTTGAGAGAACAAATGGGGAAAACAGCAGAAACAGACCTGTTGGAGCGTTTAGAGAAAACTGCTGGTATTTTCGGCGATATTGTAAAAGCCACAGGTATTGGAGCTGGACGTGCAGAAAAGAAATTCAATGAATTCGCTTCCCCTCAAGGGTTTTTACAGCACGAACCAACGATGGGTGCCCAGGATTGGCAACTACAAGCAAATAACCTAAAAAACCAAAGTGAACGAGCGGGGTTAGAACGTGATGTTGCACGTAAGAATCTTGTTGGCCCTGGTCTTGTAACAGGCGGTATAGCTGCACTTGCTGGGTCGATTGGTTTATCCGTTCATGAGATGCAACAACTTCATCAAGAAGCTTTGGCTGAATTGCAGGCAGAACAAGCACAAGGAGTACAAGCACAAGGGGTACAAGGAGATGATTATATGAAAGAGGCAAATGAATTACTAGAGCGATTAGAAAAAACAGCTTCTCTAAAGGAAGTTCAGGCAACAGACGAAGATTTATTTGCTCGTTTAGAAAAAACAGCAAATCCTTTTGAAGAGAAAGAAAAAAAGGACGAAGGTGAAGAAGAACAAAAGGCTCCGCAACAATCTAAAGAGGATTCTGAGCCGAAACAGTCACAAGCTCCAAAGCAAGAACAACCAGCACAACAAGCACAACCAGAACCACAAGCACAGACGGCACAACCGGAGCCAACACCAGAGCCAACACCAGCACCTCAACAACAACAGGTGCCATTAGCAGCTCAACAACCACTTCCAGAACAAGCGCCAGATCCGCGTTTATTAATACTTCAGCAGATTTTAGCTGACCAACAACAAGGAGCGGCTCCAACGCCTGTTGAACCTCCAGTTCAGGAAGTCCCGCAAGAAGTAGCTGCTCCGGCTCCACAAGATCCTCATTTGGAGTTGCAACAATTGCTTGCTCAACAACAAGCGGCAGACCCGACTCCAGTGGCAGCTTCATCAATGGCAGGGTATGGAGCACTCGAAACTGGTGATGCTTCTCAAGAAAGCCCTCGTCAAGGTGCAGGCTCTGTATCTAATGCCCCTGCTGGTGTAGATAAGACTGCTTCTTTATTTGAGAGTTTAGAAAAAACAGCAGCAGGCATTCCAGGACTTGGTTCTGTAGTCAATGCAGTTAAACCTAAAGCTACAAATCTAGCTATTAAAGGTGCACAAAAAGCCGGAGATTTCACTAAACAAATCGGTGGCGGAGATTTCAAAGCTGGCTTAAAGAGAATTGGAACAGGTTCTGCTCTTGTTGGAGGTGGAGCTATTGCGGGTGCAAGTGCTCAAGCGTCTCATGACAGCAACATGAGTAAAGCGGCGGCTGAGGAAACACCAGCCGAACAAAAATCCATCGCGGATAAATCTGAAAAAGAATGGATCGACTTCATGCACAAAGTGGAAAAAGAAGATGGTGTGAAGGCAGAAGAAAAGCCTGAGAATCAATCAAAAACCGCTTCAGAAGACGATGATATGTTAAACGGATTATTTAAAGAAGCCGCAGCCGCTATCATGGATATGCACTTTCCGGAAGTAAGACAGCATGTTGATCCAATCAACCGTATTACTTTCAACTAATAAAACTCCCCAGTATTAGTTATTTTCTTTGACACCCCCTTTGTAGGGGGTGTTTTCGTTTAGGACTTTAGTTCTACTATAACCCCTCTTTTTAAAGTACAATAGTACTACATAATCCGCTGAAAGGAGGGGTTGAAATGGTGATTATACAGTATAACAAAGTCACTCCCGAATATCGTGATTTAGTTAGGTCTATTGAATCGAAAAGCTATGTTGGGTACATACGATACCTATTGCTGAAACGATGGCCGTATGAACGGGTCAGAAAAGAACTAATGCGGATGGGCTTAGCCTGGAATGAGCAAGAAGACTGTGAAGTGTATTTTCGGGAAGTCATTTACCCTCTCATTCAAAAATTCAAATTAGAAAAATACTATAAAAAATACCGGTTCGGCATGAAAGACGAAACGTTGTCCATTAGTTCCTTTGGCGGTTCAGAAACAGATCGAATTGCTTTTGTGGATTTAGTGAAAACATTAGAAATTGAGCAGTTCTTTGCTGAGGAAATCGTGAATTTCTATGGAGGGATGTTAAACATCCCCTTGCACCCTCAAACAGGAGAACCGATTATCGCACGAGAAAGACCAGTAGACCTTATCGAACTTCTGCAAAACGAGAGACGATATGCCATTGAACATATGTTGGTCGAAGGGTATTCTCCGAAGCAAATTAGTGAGCACTTGTTTCAACGATACGATATGGAGGTTACTCCTCACGAAATTAAAACATATGCCAAGTCATTTTTTAACGTTAAGCGCCATGATATTCAACGTCTGCTGGATTCTTTAACAGATGAAAAAGATGCGTTGGAGGAAAAACTATTTGAGGTGAAAAGACGTCCTCCTGATGATTTCAGCTATGGCGAAAGATTTGAGATTGTTTCTGCGATTAGCAACAAAATCAAGGAACTAAATTCCATGTTGAAAAAATTAAGCGGCGTCCACCTTGGAGCCACTTTTAACTCGGCAGTATTGGAAGTAACCGACATGAGGGAAATGTTTAAAGACGTGATGGTTCGAACACATCGTAGATTCCGAGAATTAGATGAACGGACAGAGGATGAAATGGTCCATCCCTTAAACTCCCTCGTTAATATGATGGCAAAAGCAACCGATAAGATTATCGGTATTGATGATGTCTTGAATCAAAAAGCAACTAAAACAATCAATGAAGAAATGCTCGAAGTTATTATGCCGTCTCTTGATCGTATTGAGAAAGAAGAAAAAGAAGCGATGTTCCTTTACAAGCAAACTCTCAAAGAATCTAACGATGATGAAGATGATGACAATGGCATCATCGGCTTAGATTAGGAGGTTGCAAGATGGCTTCTTTAAAAGAAGTAGAAGGTCAGCTGACCCCGATGAGGTTCGCAGAATCAATGTATATGTTGGAAGGTTCCCCGTTACGATTTGGACCAGGGCGGAATTATCTGAAAGCCATACATAATGCGGACATCGAAGAATTGCTGATGATGACAGGTCGTCAGGTAGAGAAATCCACCTCGATCTCTGTAAAAATAGCCAACAACATTCTATTAAGAAGTTTCAGCCGGAATCTTTACGTCGCACCCCTAAACGAACAGGTGAAAGTATTCTCTCGTGGTCGTCTGGATAAATTGTTCCGATACTCACAAAAGGATTTAATTCGGAAACGGTACCAGAGTAATGACTTGGTAAATCAGGTATTCCATAAAGAATTTATGAATGGTAGTGAAATTTACCTTCGGAACTGTTTTGAAGAAGCCGACAATATTCGTGGACTATCTGTCAGTGACATCTTTATCGATGAAATTCAGGACATCCTAGTCGATGCCCTACCCGTAATCTTAGAAACTCAAACACGCGCAAAAAAGAAGCGTAGAATCTATACGGGAACTCCCAAGTCGTTTAGTAACACGATACAACAACAGTGGGAGAAAAGTAGTCAAGCAGATTGGGTGATTCGTTGCTCCCACTGTGGGAAGCACCAAGTTATGGGGGTCGATTCGGTTACTGCTGCTTCATATGTATGCCGAAATCCTCGATGCCGTAAACCGATTGATGATATCGTTCGGGCCATGGGTCGCTGGGAACACCGTTTTCCAGACCGCCGGATGAAGGGTTTCCGTGTCACGCAAATGATGGTTCCTGACATTAAGTCTGCGGATCTCCTGCAGAAGATTGAAACCTACCCTATCCTCCGTTTGAAAAATGAGGTTTTAGGAGAATCCTATGAAAATGCGGATAAACCATTCACCCGTCAATTTATGATGGATATTACTGATCACGAATTCTCGATGATGAACGGAATCGTCAATACCCCATTCGCCAACACCCCAACATTCTTGGGTATTGACTGGGGCGAAGGCGAAAAGAATGGGCAAGCTGGAACAGGTTACACTGTTATGACAGTCGGAGCCTATAATTCCGAAGGAAAGTTCCAAATCCTTTATGCCAAGCGATTTGAACGTGGCGATGAGTTAGATCCTGATTATCAGATTCGTAGTCTTCTTAATCTAGTAAAAGTCTTTAACTGTCGTTTTGTCGTCGCTGACTATGGAGCAGGGGTTAAAGAGAACAAGAGAATTCAAAAACAGTTGGGAAAAATATTTGCTCAAATTCAATACGTCGGACAGCAAAAAAAGAAACTTAACTATGATGCGGGTGAGTTTAAGTTTCTAATCGAGCGTTCCGACTGGATGACCGACTTTATTGATTTCGCCCACGATGGAAACCTTCGTTTCTTTGGGAAAAATCATGAAGGGGCATTGGATTGGATTTACGATAATTTTTGTGCCATTTATTCCGAATACCGTCCTGCTTCCAATGGGCTGTCTGAGAAACTATTTTACGGTCACGATGTCTCCCAGCCAGACGATGCATTTCACAGTGTTTTTTATGCGTGGTTTGCTTCCACGATGTATAAGAATGGAAACTCTAACCCGCAAAGGAATACAGGTCAAAAGAAATATTTTGCCTCTGTCAAAGCGGGATACTAGTAAAATCATTATATAGAAAACTAAAAGGAGGAATAGACCATGATCCCTGTTAGAAATAAGAATACCGACATTAGTTCTGATGTGGCAGCGGGTAAGAAACTTCAGGATAAAATCAAGAAGTTAGCTGAAACGGCGGCAAATCAAAGCATCAATGACGGCAAAGATTTGGATGTCGTGCTTGCCGAGATAAGCAAACGGGAAAAGTTTAACCGGTTGCAGATTCAGAGGTTGGTAGAAGAATCAAATACGGTGGCTTACAATAAAAGGTATGACAAATTACGAAATCAAAAGGACAGGCGAATCGATTTCCCTCTCGCCTCTTTATCAGGAGTGATTAATGAAATGGGTAATGATGCACCAGCAGAAATCAAAAATCCAAATTTAAAAGATGGCGGTCAAGGGACTGGAGAACTCTCTAAAGCGGCATCCGTAGAGGAATTCACATATATCCATACTCCCAATGCACGTTTAAAGGAAAGAGAAGAACGATACCTTTCCAAAGTAGCTTCCGTCCAACAGCGCCAAGACGAACGGGAAAAATCAAGACAAGAAAAAGATCACCAAAGTTCTCTCTTTAAAATTGCCAATTCTATTGTGATGTCCGAGCGCCAATATAAAAATGGGAATGAAGTGTTCAATACTCTTCTTTCTGATGTTTCATTGGCACAGGATGACATTGATGGCATTAAGAAGAAAGCCTCTGAAATCGGTGATGCATTGGTTAAAACGAAACGAACCCATTCTGGCTTTGTGGTAACCTTAAAGGAGAATCCGATTGAGAAAGTCGCTAGTCATGTTCTTGGAGAATACAGCCTTTTAAAGGTTGCCGAGAGCAATGATAAGGTCAAAGTAGTAAAAGTCCAACCTACGGCAGATGTATCGGATTTTAATCAATTAGTCACTTTAGCCAGGAAGCTACAACAACAAGCAAGCACTGGGAATGAGGTGAATTAATGTGTCGAACTACTTTGAAGAATTAGAGAAGATTGCCAATGACCTTACATTGGTGGATGATCTTGCTGCAGAGCCAATGGTTCCCGATTATGCACCTCAGATTCCTCCAGAGGAAGTGGAAGCGATTCAAGCCAATCAACCTGATATGGTCGATACCGAAGCTGGAATGGAAGGGCAAGAACCCGTTTCCCAGGAAGATATAGAAGCTTATGATCAGGCAATCGAGCAAGCTCAAATGCAATTGGAATCTGCTAAAGAAACGTTGGCGAGTGCCATGGAAGAATACAATGCATTCGAAAAAACCGCTCAAGAACTAAATGATGCTCTTCCGACCATGGGAGCATTGGCTAAGTTAATTGAATACTCCACAAGCGAAACCATCGACGATGACCTTCGGAAACAGGCAAGCGACCGTTTAGTAATGGCGCTTGAAAGTGAAGAAAGTTTTGTAGAAGTCATGGATAAAACAGCAAACGAGCTATTTGAAGACCAAGAAGATAAGGATGCCCTATACTCTCCTGAAGGAAGGGAATATGTCATTGAGCGTCTTGCTTTGTTCGCTGAGGATGAGGAGTTAGAAAAGACAGCGGCTGATTTAGGTGGATTCGTGAATGACGCTCGTAAATGGGCCGCAGAATCCCTTGATGCAGCAAGGAAATTCCACAAATTACGTGCTGATGTTAAACAAACACAAGCTGAGGTTGACCGTTTAGAATCAATCATGAAAGAAAAAGTAAATGCATTGAAAGATGCGCAAAGCTTAAATGATGATGACTTGGTGGCTAAATTAGAACCAGAGGCCTTTGGAGCAAGGGATGACCACACTCGAATGAAAGGTCAGCTTTTAGATGAGCAGATACAACGAGACCGAGGAAGGAACTTATTGATCGGCGGGGCGACAGGACTGGTTGGTGGTTCTTTATTTGCAGGTAAAAAAATAGCCGATGCCTTCAATAATCATGGTGAAAACCAAGGTGAAAATGAATTGGCAGAGAAAACGGCTAGTGATACAATAAAACAAGATTATGTATTTAAAGAAGGAGGCAATATTAACATGGCAGAATCAATCGTAAAAGATTTTCTTAAAATCGCGGGAGCGGCTGTTTTATTAGATGTGGCAAACGATGAGGGTGCTGAAGAGGCAATCCGCAAAGAAGCAGCTGAAGCTTTTAACGGTATCGCTCGCATGGGGCGTAAGGATATGGAGGAAGCTCTTGTAAAAGTTGCTACTCAAATGTATTCTGAAGACCAATTACACGAAATCGTTTCAGGCAAACATAATGAAGAGTTATTCGGTAAGGTTGCATTCTTCACTAGCCTTAACGACCTTTCTGTGGACGAGCTTGAAAAAGTTGCGGCTGCTGAGTCTGTTGCAGCTAAAGGTGTTGGCGGCGCTCTTACTGACGCTAAATCAAACATCGAAGCAAAAGTAGAAGGCGACAAAAAGAAAACCGAAACAGTGGCTAACGGCGAAATCGGCACTAAAAAGGCTGACGATATGCGCGGTTACAATGTAATCAATAGCCCTGGTGAATACAAGGTTGAAAAAACTGCGGCTACACAAACTATGCTTGAAGAAGCTGAGCTTCGCAAAGAAGCAGCATACAAAGCATTTGTAGAAGCTGATACTTTCATTAAAAACAATTCTAAGTAAGATAGCAATAGCTTGAACTAAAAATGAGAAAAGCGTCCTATGTGGCGCTTTTCTTTTTTGTATTATATAGGACTTAAAATCTAGTACAATAGAACTATCGAATAAAACGAACTTATGGAGATAGTAGGTGAAACCTTTTGGCAAAGAAAAAAGAGATGTATGAAGATCATTTAGGAAATCTTTCTTGGAAAGATTCTTGGCTTCAAAACACTGTCCAATTGGCAGCCTTGGGTGGAATCGTGGCGGGAGCGAGCAGTTTAGCCATTAAGGGTGACTTAGGAGATGCGTTCAGAACCGGTAAGTCTGCCTTTAAACCTGTAGGTAAGGTGTTTGATAAGTACGTGAAAGACAGAGCTGGCATGCCAGTTAAATTCGGGTACCAGGTGTTCAAAAATATGTATAACAACATGAGGAAATTGACACCTGAAGAAAGAGATGTCTTCGAACGAGGTTTCTATGGCCGAGTAGACAACGCGGTAGACAAAGTAGATACCGATCCCGAAATTCAAAATCGTATTTGGAAAGAAGTGGAACGGAGATTTCCGACAGAACGAGAAAGACAGAAAGTAAGAGACCGACGTAACGGAACCAATAATTTTTCCCAAACAAGTGACAATGAAGCGATTGACCAGATTTATGAACAAGTACGCTCTGAAGAACGGGATAAGTTGATTTACGGCAACAGCAATGGAGGACAACGAAATAACCGAAACAACCGGAATAACAATACTTTCAATAACCATAACAACAATCGACCGTTGTTCGACAAGAGAGATTTAGCCCAAAAGTTCATTGCAAGTGGCGTGATGGGATTAGGTACGGGAGCTGGTCTTACAGCCTTCCATTACATTGACCGATTATCGAAAGACCCGAGCTCCCAACAAAGATTGGAGAACACATTTCAACATGCTGGTTCGTTCTTAAATCCTCAGAAAAAGGATGATGATAAAAAGATGGATAAACAAGCGAGTGTACTAGGATTTTACAACGCTGTAAAGGATGCACCTAAAAAACTACCTGAAGCTCTTTTTGCCGGCGCAGGATACACAGGTCTTACATTAGGTACTGCCAAGTTACTACATGGCCATGACCCGCGTAAGACAGAACCACAAGCAAATGAGGAACCGGCGTCCGCAGGACCACGAGTCATCATTGAACTAGGAAACCCCACTGAAGAACAACAGCATGCTGGCATGCCACTCGGTTTAAGTGGTCTTCCTAAATTGGCAGGTTTCAGAAACTTTTTAAATGACTTTAACGGGCATGAAGCGGAAATTGGTAGATTGCAAAACATTCACCATGCAGATGTAGCGGCAGAAGCACTAAAGAATGAAAACGTCGAAGACCTTCTTCATCAGCAGTATGGGCATTTGGTCAACGATAAAACTCAAGCGAATTTCACCAATCGCCTTTTCGAAAGCAGAGCAGCGCAGTCTAAACAGGAAGCGGATGAAAGAATCAGACAACTTCAAGAACAAGAAGCAAGAGCAAAACTAACTGTTTACGGTGGCGGCATTGGCGCTGCTGGTTTAGCTGGAATGGGTTATGCCCACCACAAAAAGGAGCAACCAAATGTATAACTTGCCCGTTGATCAGCACCCCACCGAAAGATGGGCAACTATTGTGGAAGGGGCCAGAACCCAACGCGTTATTGCCCTCCGATACCGGGATAAATCGTTCGAGGTGTCCGAAAGATTGGTTGAACCCTACGAGATCAAACAAGGAAAACTGTTTGCCCACTGTTTAACGAAAAACGGAATGAGAGCATTTATCCTCGACAACATTTTAGCGGCAGCAGGTACAAACACCGAGTTTGTTCCTCGCTTCCCTGTTGTCGTGGAATCCTTCCAGTCCTTGAAAGCAAAACAATAAGCACCTCCCATAGGTGCTTTCTTCCATATAAAAGAGGTGAACCTTTTTAATGATTAAAATTTCGTCTTTTCTCGTCAATGACAGAGCAACAAGAGTATATGCCGATTATGTTGAAAAAGTCGCATTTCCAATAGGTGCTGACGCTGGTTTGATTATGGGTTCGATTGCTGCTGGACTAACAATGAATCACTTCTCCAGAAAAGCAAAAGAGCAACAGCAACAACAAAACGCACAGCCATCTCCTAGCATTGAAAATGGTGCGTACACCCAAATTGAAAATATGTTACGTGATCTTAAAATTGTTTTCACACCGATTAGCGTCATTTATTCGGTGAATGGGCAAGTATTTGAAATCATCAGTACCGAAGAAATGAATGCTTATATGAGGCAAGCGTTCATCCAAAAAGATGCTAATTATTTTCGTGACCTTCTCTTAAACAAAATTAATATGGAAACACAATTAGCCGAGCAAGCCTTTGCCCAGCGCCTTTTGACCGCAAACGGAGTGGGTGAACAGCAAAAGCAGGCAAACTTCCTGGAAAAACAAGAATACCTTTTGAAACTTTCGGAAGAAGAAAGCGATGTTTTGGTGAAAAAAGCATCGCAAGGATTGGATGGAGTAAAAATCACCATCGACCCAACTTTTGATTCTCTCCGTCCCTTCGATCATTCCATCACTTTTTGCAACCCGAGGGAATTGGAAAAAGTGGCAGGCATTTTTGAATTATTCCAAGGCGATCAAGTTCAAGATGTCGGAGTTCATCAATTAAACAGTCAAGTGAACGTCGGATTCCTTCCTGACAGAGTGGTGTTCTTGTGGAATGGACAACTGATTGACCAGCTTACCCTCCTTCACATGAATGAAGAAGGTTTTGAAGCATTCCGGAACCGAGATAAACCATTTTTTATCGACTTATTTAAGCAATATACCAAAGAAGTAACGGAGGGATTACAGGAATCTCCATCGGAACCAAATCATATTGAAGCGCCTGAAGAGGAAACCCATGAAGCTTCTGTATCCGACATTCTGGAACGGCTAGAAAAGACTGCTGAGGGCTTTGAGGACATCCTAGATGACTTTACTCCTGTTATTGAAAGAGATCATATAGAGCTATTTGAAGATCCTGATATCCATCCGATTGTGTACGACAAAGTATTGTCTCACAAGTACAGCAATTCATGGCACAGACACGAAATGGAATCAATTATGAAACAGATTGAGGAGGACTTCCACCTATCTAAAGGGATAGAGGAGAATCCACTTAATAAACTTTCCATCATTCATGCCATTTCGAATCCTGACCACGCCATGTACACATCACCATTTACATTTGAAAAGTACATGCGTGGTATGAATTCCAAATCCGTTTTATTTGAGGATTTTCAAGGCAATCTCTCTTTCGAGGAAATCATGTTTGGTTTGGAATTAGCCAAACTCTATAACGGAGAGGAAGTGTTTTTTGAGTTCCACTCCAATGTTGCTGCTTATGTAGCAGAAGAAATCATGAATGATGGAGTTCGATTTGTTTCTAACGTGCTATACGACGAAACGAATCCATCTGAAAATGATTTCTTCCGTACAGTCAATGACTTACTGATGAGGAAATGGAAAGAAGAAGATTCACTGGGATACAGGGATAACGAGGGCGTTCGCCATCGACATACATTAACGGAACAGATTGTTGAAATCGCCGATGACATCTTAAAACATTACAATTCTTTGTTGGATGTTGCGGATCCCTACAATTCTACCCGAAATATTTTGCGAAGTGAAAACTTACTGGATGTTGTTTCTTCACAAGACCAAACAAGTGTGAGAAACATGGTGGTTCAGAATGTTGTGGCTCATGTCACCACTTCCTTGTTTTTAGATTATAAACGTGAAGAATATGAACACTCCATCTCATTGTTACAGAAAGAAGGTGTGCTAAATGGATGAAAACATGAAAGCCGACATTTCCCGCATGGAAGAAAAGATGGCGAACTATCTTGATAAATTAACAGGTCATTCCGATGGAATGTTTAAAACGGCGGCTGCTACTGGGATGATGTATAACTCCAGCTACAAACAATATCGTTCCAGCTTTTTAACCCTCGGAGATATGCAAATTCCTGATGATTATCGGGAGATTTTTAGATGGTGCCGATACTTTTTTAAGTTTGATAGTTTGGTTGGGGCGGCAGTTCGTTCACTAGCCACCTTCCCGATAACAGATTGGGTGTTAGATGATACGGAGAATTCCGACGATGAGGATTCAGAGGATCAATCAGAGGATGAATCAGAAGAACCCTCTGAAACTTACAAATTTTACGAGAGTATCTTAAATGACATCAAGCTATACAGCCACATGATTGAGGTTGGCTACGATTACTTCTTGTACGGTAACTGTGTCATATTTGCCGAGCCGGGAGTCAAGAATATCAAACGTCGTGACCCTGACACCGGACAAGTATCCGAAAGAAAAGAAGTGGTTTGGAAATCGATTCAACGATTGGATGTTACCCGTCTTCGGATTGACCGAGACCCAAAAACAAATGAAAAACAATATTACTATGACATTCCTTTGGAATTAAAGCGTGTCATTCAAACGCAGAAACCGAAGGAAAAATACGATAGAATACCAGAAATTTTCAAAAAGGCGGTTAAAGCAAAAGGATTGGTCAAACTAAAATCCGACTACATCTATCATTTGCAGATGCCTTCTGAAAGCGGAGATTCAGGATTATGGGCCACACCACCGGTGTTACATGCCATGAAGCTTATCTTGTATTCGAACGTGTTGAGACAAGCGCAAGAAGCGATTGCCTATGAACATATCATCCCTAAGCGGATCTACTATTTCCAAGAAACGCAGGAGTATTCGCCAAACATGGACTTTGCTTCCATCGCTTCCGAGTTCGCCCTTGAATTAAAACGTCAGCTCGATGATCCAAACTACCAGGTCATTAGCCCGTTCCCAATCAATCAGCTCATGCATGGCGGACAGGGTAAGGCATTGATGCTCGTTCCTGAATTGGAACAGCTGCAAGAAACCATCTTAGCGGCGATGGGTACTCCACGTGAATTCGTTTTTGGAGGAGTTTCCTATTCTGGCAGTACAACGAGTCTACGAATCTTGGAAAACCAATTTATCACGTACCGTACCAATTTACTGGACTATATCAATGATTTCTTAATTAAGAGATTGGCAGAAATCCGAGGTGAATGGGAAACCATCGACGATGATAAAAAGCTCGTAAAAGTTCAGTTTGCCGAGCTCAAGATGCAAGATGATATCCAACAAAAGCAACTAATGTTGCAACTCAATGAAGCGGGTAAACTGCCGGATGAAGTGTTGTACGAAAAGGTATTGGGCCTCGATGCCAGCAAGACGATTAAGCAATTGCAGGCAGAACGCATCCGAAAACTAAAAGAGCAAGCAGAACTGCAAATTAACCAAATGGAAATTGAGCAGGAAATGCAAGATGAAGCGATGCAGAGGGGATTAATGACTCCACCTGTTCCTGTGAATGGTCCTGTTATTCCTGAACCTGCAGCAGGCGCATATGGTCAGGCAACCGAGGGAGACCCGATGATGGCTGAGGCTGGCGGTGATATGGCTGGCGATCCTACAGGAGGAGCTCAACCGACTTCGGACAGTAGTCAATCTTCTTCTGGTTCAAGTAGCGGAAGTAACTCATCATCAAAATCGGACAAGTCATCATCCGATAAAAAATCCGGTGAATCGGGTGGTAAGTCGGGACGTGAGGAACGCGATGCCTTAAAGATGGCTCAGCAAATGGAACTAATGACTGAAGCACAAAAGGCGAATCTTATCCGCAAACTTCCTCAGAAGGAAGCGCAACGGATTCTCCTATACTACAACCAGTTAAAGGCAGAACACGGTTCATCCGATTCTGGAGAAACCGACATGAGACCATACCCTGAACAGCGCCCACCACGTAGAACGGTCGGTGGTGTGTAATGCTTCGTGCCTATGATCTTTCTTCCATGACGGAAAAAGCAAATGAATTATTAAATGATCCATCCTTACGGTTAATTAGCTTAAATATTTCCTGTTCTGCTGAAACGGCCTACACGGTTGCAAGCATGCGTCTTGCGCCGTGTCCTGCTAGGGAAACGAGATTCAACCGCTATTTGGAACGATTCATTTTGCTTGGAGGAAGTGGGAATCATGATTTAGATAGAAAATTAGCCGATAAAAATGTTCGATTGCTGAAACAGCATATTTTCCCGACCAGCGAAGGGACGATCGTGGTCATCGATTATCAGGTTAAAAAAGGAAGGACGGTTGACTAATGGAACAGTTCAATCATCAGCAAGCGGTTGAAAACCTACATGCTAAAGTAAAAGCTATTTTTGATCAATACTTCCCATACGAAAGAAATGATTATCGTTTTGAGGTGAAGAACATCCACTTCGAAGATCCTTCCATTTCGCATGCTAGCCAAGAACAGGCTTTCTTAAATGACTCCAGCATTGAATCCCTTGTTCGTGGTGACGTAGAAGTTTACCACAAAGGGCAGTTGGTGAAGACACACACTAATCAAATTCTAGTCCGTATCCCTTACCCAACGGAAAGAGGTACATACATTGCAGCAGGAAACGAACTGGCTGTTTTAAATCGTATGTCGAGAAGGAATGGAATCTACATTCACCCTGTTAGGGATATTCGGCATACGCAAATCCTTACAGCAGAAGTCCGTTCAAAAGGCTCTCGTTTCGAAATCAATTTTGATACAAACAGAGGTCAAATCAAGATTGAGAAATTAGGAGATTTCGGTAAAAGCAGTCCTGGTTCCATTGATTTAATCTCATTCCTTCATGTATTAGGTGTAACGGATGCGGAAATCAAGTCCGCTGTGAATGATAAGGAATTGTCAGATACCCTTCTTGCCAATTCAACCAATGCGACTACACAAAAAATCTACACCGCTATTTTTGCCAAGGAATATCCGGGAGCAGAAGAAGCAAAGCAACAAATTATTGATTTCGTCAATGGTCGCTTAGTCTTTGATCAAGACGCCCAAAAAGTGAATAATCAAACCATTGGTTCTCCTATCAGCGTATTTGATGCCAGCGCCTTTTTACAGACACTTTCCCAGCTTAGTAAGGAATACCGAAGTCCGGGAACAACGGTGGAGCCTGACGATTTCCGTTTTAAAGAAATTAAGGCACCAGAAGACACCGTTTCTGAATTTGTCCGCAGAGGGATTAAGGAGTGGGTAGACAAAAGGCTCCGTCCGATTACTTATTCCGATTACAATGACCGAAAAACCATCAATGCCAAACCAGACCAATTCATTTACAGACCTATTAAATCACTCTACAACAGTGATATTGCGGAACTAGTAGATAGCGCAAATCCTCTGGATGTGCATCAAAAACTCTATAAAGTAACACAGGTCGGCACTGGAAATATGAACAAGAAATCGGTAACGAACTATAACCGTAATATTCAGGACACAGCATTTGCGAAAGTCGATGCCCTTGAAACTCCACAAAGCTACAGTATGGGATTGGTGCAGCATTTCGCTTCGGGAGCCAAAATTAAGGATGGCCGTGTCTATTCGAAGTTTTATCGGGTGAACAATGGAAAAATCGATACAAGCAAAGTTATCGATGACATTGACCCTCTCGACGAGTATGAAGAGTTTATCGGATTTAACACACCCGCAGAATTAAATAAGGATGCAAGTGGCCATATTACTTCTTTCAAAAACGATCAGGTTCGAGTCCGTCATCACGGGACCTTCATGACCGTTCCGAAAAATCAAGTAACCCTAATTGATACCAGTTCTTCTGCACATATGAGCCATGCCTTGAGTTTAATTCCATTTGGTGCAAGCAATGATGGCGCGCGTATGCTGATGGGAGCATCGATGCAAAAGCAATCGTTAAATCTCGAGAATCCTGAAGCTCCACTTGTGCAAAGTATATCCGATCCTGTAACCGGAAAAACAGTTGAACAAGAAATGGCAGACCGAGCTTCTTATATCCTTCGTTCCCCTGTCAGCGGCACGGTTAAGCATATTGGAGAAAACTCCATTGATATCGATACGGGAGATGGTGTTCATAAGGTTGACAAGCTAAATTATTTTGTCACAGGCAAAGCAGGTGGATTTATTCATCACAAACCAACAGTGAAAGTCGGAGATACCGTTCAGAAGGATGATTTGCTTGCTGACGGCTGGCAAAGTAAGAACGGACAGTTGGCATTGGGTAGAAACATCACCGTCGCTTACATGCCGTTTAAGGGCTACAATTTTGAGGATGGAGTAGTAGTTTCAGAGAGTTTCGCTAAAAAAATGGCGTCGGAAGAAGTAAAACCTCTTGAGATTATCCTAGAATCACAGAATGGCAGAGTTTTATTCAATGACCCTAAAGCAACGTCCATCCTTAATGGGTTACACGTGTCTCCTGCCCTGTTATCTAAGTTGGATTCAAACGGAATCATCAAGAAGGGCGAGGAAGTTCATGCTGGCGATATCCTTGTCGCAGCGGTAAAGGAAATTGAAAAAGAAGATTTATCAGCTGGACAAAGAGATTTGAAGAATTTACTGCGTGGGAAGATCGTTCAAAGCGAAGCCGATAATTACAAAGATGTTTCCCGGAGAGCAGTCGGTTACCAGAAAGGAAAAGTCATCAATGTGCAAGTGACCAATACCGCAGAAGGACAAACTAAAGTAACGATTCTTCTTTTATCCTTCAAACCCATGGAATTGGGAGATAAACTATCTGGAAGACACGGAAACAAGGGTACGATTACTAAAATACTTCCTGACGATCAAATGCCTCATACAGAGGATGGAAAGCCAGTTGAATTGATTTTCTCCCCTCTTGCGGTGCCGTCGAGAAAAAATCCGGGGCAGCTTTATGAAGTGAATGCCGGACTGGTCGCACAGAAAAAAGGAATGGATGTTTACAAGGTTCATAACTTTGATGCCAATGAAGTGGATAAGCTGAAGAAACACCTTGAAGACATTGGCATGCCAGATGGAAAGCAAACATTGATTAATCCCGACACCGGAAAACCTTATGAAAATAAGATTACTGTGGGTCCCATGTTTATTTTAAAACTGAAACATAAAGTAGAAAGCAAGATTACGGCAAGAAATATAAACGGTTCTCAGGATCCTCTCAAATTATCGCCAAGAAAAACATCAGGTTCCATTGATGGGGATCGCCACAATCCGCAATCTGTGGGGGGAATGGAGTTCTGGAGCCTAACAAGCGCCGGCGCTGTTCATAACATTCACGATATGACCACTCTTAAATCCGATGGAGCTGGAGATAAAAAACGACGGAAAGAAATCTTTGATGCGATAAGACGTGGGATGCCGATTCCTGAACCTGTCACTCCTCAGAGTGTGAAGATATTAGGAGACAAACTATTATCCGCAGGGGTGCAAATGACTCCTCTTCGTGAAGATAAACAAGTTTCTCTCGATGATAAGTTTACGGAACTTATGCTCAATCCATTAAGAAAAGACGACCTTATGAATCTGGCAAAAGACAAGGTAACTTCTTCTAAGGGGATGATCGCAAGAACCAAAAATTTCGCTCCTGGCGGTATTTATGACCCTGAGATTTTTGGTGCAGACGGTTCACAATGGGCAAGGATTGATTTAGCGGAACCAATGCCAAATCCGTTATTCCTTGAAAACAATACGGGACCTCGCCCATATGAAGCGATGTTGTTTTCGAAAGGATATAAACAAACGGACATTAAAAATCTAGTGAATGGTGATATGTTCCTTGTAGAAGACCCGAAGGATTCAGGATTAAAACAAGGAGAATTGGTCAATTTAAAACAGTTAGACGACCTAATGGCAGAAGGAAAAAAACTAGTGACTGATACCGGAGGTAGAGCCCTTTCAAAGTTATTAGAAAAGGTTGATATAAAGGAAGAGTTAAAGAAAGCAGAAAGCCGTTTAAGTGAAGCAAAGACGCTTGCTCAACGCTCAAAGGCTGAACAACAAGTATTAGTATTAGGGAAAGCCTTAGATCAAAAATTGAAGCCGACAGACTTTATGATGACTTCTGTTCCTGTCCTCCCTGTTAAATATAGGGAACCTAAGCTCGACGGAAAAGTGTTTACCGAGGATGGAATCTCCAAACTCTATAACAACTTAATCAAAAAGAACGATGAATATGAAAAATTCAAAGAGGCACATAACGGAGATCTTTCCAATTCGGACCGTTCCGCATACGCAGGAGCGATGGGAGATTACTACGATGGTCTTAAGGATATTATCGGCACTAAGCTAAAACCTGTAGTAGACGATAAGACTGGTCAGCCATTGAAAGGTATCATGCACACCTTAAAGTCCAAACAAGGATTTCTCCGTTCCAACATGCAATCGAAAATGCAAGATTACTCAGGACGTTCCGTTATTATCGTTGATCCTACTCTGAAGCTGGATGAAGTGGCCCTGCCGGAAGACATGGCAAGCGAACTGTTCCTCCCTCATGTCATGGGTGAGCTACAACGATTACGCTACTCTCCGAAAGAAATCGAACATTTTGTTACGCATAAGACGAAAGAATTCCGAGATGCCTTGGAGAAAGTAACCAAGAATCATCCTGTCATTTTAAACCGTCAACCTTCTTTGCACCGCCATAGTTTACAAGCCTTCTACCCTAGAATTAACTGGAATGGGGATAAGGTAAAACATCGTGCAATCGGGCTAAATCCCGTTGTTACGACAGGGTACAACGCTGATTTTGATGGTGACACGATGTCTGTACATGTGCCAATCACACCTGCTGCCATCGAAGAAGCAAAGAACAAATTGCTTCCAAGTCAGAATCTACTCAACCCGACAAACAATGGCATCATCACTGACCTAAAACACGAAATGCAACTAGGAATCTTCTATATGACACGGGATATTCTACCTCAAGGAAAGCCGGAGGAGTTCTCCAATTTCCGAGAATTAGAGGATGCTTATAATAAAGGCCGCATTAAAACCTATGAATCGGTTCGGATGAATGTTCCTGGTATCGGTTTGGTCACAGCAACAGCAGGACAGCATCTATTTAACCTTTCTCTACCAATGGGATTCCAAGATTATGAGGGCAACAAAAACGTCAACAAAGGCAAGATGGAGAAGATTCTTTCTAAGATCATCAATGCTCCGAATGGCGGCGCTCAAAAAGCAGTTCAAGCGATCAATGCCTTACAGACGATTGGGTTCCAAACCGCCACATATTCAGGGATGAGCATTGGGGCAAAAGACTTTGAACCAGTGCTTCAGGAGAAACAAAACCATCTTTTAGAGGCGGCAGAAAAACAATTCGGTAAAGCAGAGAACCGATTAGCCGCAGGATTATTGGATGTACGACAGGTGTGGGATGAGGAGAAAGCAAAGCTCGCCAAGAATCATCTAGTCGATTACATTAAGACTTCCCTTGACTCTAACAATCCTGTGGAAATCATGCAGCGTTCAGGAGCTCGTGGTAATGCCGGACAGATCAATGCGATGGCGGGTATTATCGGGGTTGGTAAAGACGTCACAGGTCGGGAAACACGTGCGATTACCGGCTCTCACCTAGAAGGTTTAAGTCCTGACCAATTCTGGGATTTAGCTTACGACAGCCGTAAAGGGATTCTGGATAAATCCATCTCTACTCAAGACCCAGGTGCTTTAACACGAGAAATCTGGATGACGAATAAGCAAACTGTCATTTCGGAACGTGATTGTGGTGATACGCAAGGTATCTGGCTGGATATGACAAACAGTAGTGATAAACAAACCATTAAGGGGCGTGTGTTATTACATGATGTTCCCCTTTCAAAAGGCGGGGTTGTACGTGTCACTCGACGTCCTTTGACCGTTCATGAGGAAGAATTGATTATGTCTCATGCAAAAGGAAAAGTGAATGTTCGCAGTCCGTTAAGCTGTAAATCCACAAGTGGAGTCTGTCAGATGTGTTATGGAAGAAAGCCAGGAGGCGTGACGAATGATTTCATTCCAATTGGTGACCCTGTTGGAAGTATCGCAGCTCAGGCGCTGGGCGAACCATCCACTCAGGCCATCTTGAAGGCATTTCACGTCGGCGCGGCCAATGCCGCTGCTTCAAATGCGTTTGAACGGATTCAAGAAGCTCTCCGGATTCCACAGCATTTGAAAAACACTTCTAAAGAGGCAGTCATTGCAGAGGAAGATGGTGTGGTAACAGATGTTGAACATCATCCGATTACCGGAACCGTTGTAAAAATCGGAAGCAAGAAATACAAATTGCATCACAAAGTATTATCCGATTTCGTCAAAGCAGGTGCCCATATCAATAAGGGAGATTTGTTGACCAAGGAGTTTACAGATAGTGGCGATCGTTTGGTTATCCGAAATCCACATGATGTCTTAAAATTCCAAGGAGTAGATGCAGCTCAGGATTATATCATGAGAGCCATTGAAGATGGATACCACGCGGCGGATATTAAAGATACAGACCGCAGACACTATGAGGTCATCACCCGTAATATGATGGATCATGCAGTCATCAAAAACCCTGGCACTTCCCCTTATACGTCAGGTCAGGTCGTTCCGCTTAGCACGGTGGAAAAATATAATCAGTTGGCCGGAAGAGTTCACTCTGTTGCGATGGATTACTCTAATCGGATGAATGTCATTGGAGCTGTGGCGGCACAGGATTACAATGATCCAATCACCATGAAGCCAATTGTCCATAAAGGTGAAGTTATCACGGAACCTATTTGGGAACAACTGAAAAACAGACAGCATATCAAGGTTCAGAAAAAACCGCTTGAGTACGAGCGAAAACTTATCGGGGTTAATACTAAGAGCTTAAAAGGTAACAATTGGTTAGATTCCGCTGGTTTCGGGGATGCAACCCGATTAATTGGCGAAGCGGCTGTCCTTGGCATGAAGGATAAGTTGGATACACCTCTTTCTCGTCAAATGACAGGACTAAAAGGTAACTTCTCTGACGGGTATGAACCGCACAAAGAGAAAGAAAAAGAACATGGAATTATGGCGTTTGTCCATGGTTTCTTGTAAAATAGAGGAGTAATCATTTAATTCAAGGAAGAACTTTCAACTTTTGGGGAATTGCTTTTCTTTCCCCTGAAGCCTTGCACTAGGGGTCAAGTCTTCGAAAAAGGTTGAAGTAAAGGAAAAGAGTGAACCTCGAAGCGTTTAGGCTAGAAAAGTCCGTTGTTCGCTGTGACGTCCCCGATTCGGTCGCAGGCTCGATTCTTCTTCAAACAAAAAAACAGAAGACCCCAAAGGGTCCTCTGTTTTTTGTTTTATTCTTCAATGCTTGCTACTGCTTCTTTAAGTCCAATAAATTGACCTCTATCATATTCTTCTTCGAATGCTAATTCATGTGCTTCCTCAATATCTGCTACACGTGTTTTTGCTACTGCATCAATTTTGAAATTCTCTTCTAATGCTAATTCGCGTGCTACTTCAACATCTGTAATGCGCGTTGCTTGCTCTTCTGTGATTTGTACACTTGATTGTTTTTCATTAGCTGCTAAATATGCTAATCCAAATCCTACTCCAAATCCTACTAAACCTAATATTACTTTTGTTCCTTTTTTCATCAATACCATCTCCTAAAATTGTTATTTACTTCCACTTTGCTTATAACATGATTATTTACATAATTTGCGAATCAATAAAAAAAGAGACCAGCTTATTTGCTAGTCTCTTTGACTGGTAAAACTTCACTTACTGGTATTTCTTCACCTGTTCGTCTATCCACGATGTATAGGTGCGCACTCCCATAAGCACCACCTCTGGCCACGAAGGAAACCGCATATCTCTCTTCGATTTCCTCTAACTCATGGACAGCAAGCGCGGCTCGATATTTCATATCTTTCACCCCTCTAGTTGTAACGATTGGATATATGCTGCCACGTCTTCCCAGTTCTTTGTTGCCTTAATTTTAAAGTCGAATGAATTAAATATCCTGTTTTTGTAGCTTGCGGAGGATAGCCTTCCTTCATAGCAAGCAAAAATTCCTTTATCGGTTGCCGTTCGGTTCAGTCGTCCAGAACCTTGCTTCAGGCTGATAATCGCTTCTGGCAAACTAAACGTATAGAATCCTCTTGGCTCCGACATGAGGTAATCGTTAATTGGATCAGCAACCATCGGAAAAGGTAGTTTATCTATCAAGACAGCTGATAAGTTCTGACCTTGAATATCAATACCCGTAAACAGAGATTTCGTTCCAAGAACAACTGTATCCGGATGTTTTTTTAAATGATCGATGATTTTCTGCTTCGGCCATTTCTCTTGTGAAATCACTTGAATGGATTTCGGCAATACTCGAGTAAAATAGGTTTCTGCTTCTAATAGGTTTTTCCTTGATGTGAACAAACACAACGTGCGACCGTGCAAAAGATTAATGACCTTTTCCATCTGCACCAGAACAAAGGGCAAATGTTCCTTATCGGTACCTGCAGGTGTGCCAGGCGGCAAATACCAAAGAAAATTATTCTCTAAATCAAATGGGGAGCTAACGATGATTTCCTTCACAGGAAAGCGTTCTTGGTCACTCTCAATGCCGAGATCCGACTTAATATGTTCAAACGACTGATTGGCAGAAAGGGTAGCGGACATCACAATCGGAATATATCCTTCTTCTCTCTTTTCAAACAATCGTTTGGTGAGTGCTGCTCCTGTAGTTGGTTTGGCATGAAGACTAACCATATCGTTTAGCGGTTGGAGCCAAAACAAATCCGTTCCATCATCCTGGTTTTCTTCATAATGAAAGATATATTCCAACAGGTTTGCTTTTTGTTCCAGCAGTTCCATTAAACGATAGACAATGATAAACCACTCTACCGAATCATCCCCATACATTTCAGCAGTCGCATGGATACTTTCCATGGAAAAACCAAACTTTCTTAGGTAGTTTTCTGCTACCCCCGCAGAGAAACGTAGCGCCTCGATATGGGCGGTTGCATACTTTTGGAGACGAGTACGCTCAGGCACCTCTATTTGCCAAAAATCACGGGTGTAGTGACCTCTCACGACCCTTTTATATTCATGTGTCAGACCGACAAACATATCCGTCAAAGTTCCGTTTACCTGGTCTAACTCCATATCTGTAAAAATATTTATTACAGTTTCTCCTACTTCTGAAAGTTCTGCTCTTTGCATGGCTTTGGCGAATTGGTCAAAGTGGTTTTTAAGGATACTGATGCTGTATTTTCTCTCTTGAAAGTCTCGGGCGATCGTGCTGACCTCGTGCCCTTCGTCACATATAAGGACTCGCGCTTTTGGAGGCAGCATATTTACTTCATCCAAAGCAGAGAAGAAGTAGTGGTAATTACAGACGACTAATTTGGAAGTAGCCACTTTCTTTCTTTCTCGATAATAATGACAAGTGTCGTAAAACGGACATTGTTTTCCGGTACACTCATTATTATCCAAACAAGCGACCTTCCCCCATACAACGGCGCTTGGATTGAAGTCCATTTCGGATTTGTCACCTGTTTTGGTACTGACTGCCCACTTCATGACACTATCATACTCTTCCGCATAATCGGGAGAGGAGAATCCAACTTTTCCACTTAATGCATCATTCAGTTTTTTAGGACATAAATAATTGTTTCGCCCTTTGATAAGAACTGGCGTTGCTTGGAAATTATACAGTTTCTCTAGTGTCGGAATATCTTTATTAATATACTGTTCTTGAAGGATGATCGAGCTAGTGGCAACTATCACCGGTTCATCCGTTTTCATAATATGTTCGAAAGCTGGCACAAGGGCGGCTAAACTTTTGCCGACCCCTGTAGGAGCTTCTCCTAACAATGCTGACTCGTCTTTGATGGCTTCTTGTATCTTTTGAGACAGTTCCACTTGTTGAGGTCTCTCTTTGTAATTTGGAACAGCCTTCGCTAATAACCCCTGTTCACCGAACGTTTCGGTTACTAAATCCCTCATTGTCAAGACCCCTTTATTCTTCGTTAACGAACGCTTCCGCCCAAATGCCTTCATCCTCTGTATAATTTAACTCGATAACGGTGACATTTGGATCGAACGAATGATATCGTTCAAGGAAACTTTGGATTCCTACTAAGATGTTCTCAGTCTCTAATTCTTTTTTATATTTAGATCTGTAAACTGCTATAGCCGAGAACTCGCCACCTATGTGGTAATTAATTTCTTTTACATCCACATATTCAGGGTCTCCGTCATATTGATCCGCTACGTATACACAGATGCCGTCAATTATTTCTTGTTCGTTCAATTCAAGTTTCATTATTAAAATCTCCTCTTGTATACAACTTTTCTAGGTGAGCATGCTCGAATAATCGCAATCACAAGGACAATTAGAATGATTAACACAATCAAATCCACAATCCAGGCTAGCGGCGATGGTCCGTATGTAGTGTAATGACCTCCTACATAATAGGTGTGACCCCATGGGTGCATCATGCTTCCCATAAACATACCTGTAGTGAAACCGTTGTAGTAACCGAACCATCCATACGGTGAGTACCCCGCGTGATAATAATGGTTGACCGAAACAGAACGTCCGTTGTAATAAGCCTTCGTTGATCTGCTGGTGTAAGTCTTACCTTTAGTTTTTACAGTAGATGTCTTACCTGAAAAACTCCCTTTAGTCTTGGTTGTTTTGGTAGAGGTTCTACCGGAAAAACTTTTGGATTTGGTTGTAGTTGGTTTCTTGGTCGTACTTGAAGATTTGGTGCTACTTGATTTACTTGAACTCGACTTTGAAATAGATATCTTTGGTGATGAACTTTTCACACTGAAACTAGAACGGGAAGAGTGTGAAGAAAAGGAAGAACGCCCTCCACTAAATCCTCTTGCCTCCGCTAAACTAGGTACAATTAAAGTAAAAGTTAACAATAAGGCGAATATCGCTTTTGATTTCATTTTTCTACATCCTTTTGAATTTCTGTTGTAAGTAAATGATAAAAAACTGCTAATGAATCCGATTCATCCATGGTCATATTGGAAAAATCAATTAACCTCGGATAATGGGCTTCAAAATAACTGCGCAATCTACAATGAATCTCCCACTTTGTATCAACTGCCATTTCGTCTGTTCCCTTTTTGAACAGGGTGAAATCTTTAATATCTCGTCGTATCTTTGCTCGAACTGTTGCCTCGTCGAAATCGTATATAGGGACTTTTCTTAAACCAGAATAGAAATACAAACCGCCGATGATTTCCGCAAGAAGTTTTGTCGTTAAAATCCCATTAAACGATTTATTCTTTTCTACAGCTATGATGTTTGGCCTAATGGAATCCAAATAGAATCCTACCTGTTCTCCGATGTTCCGTAGCAGTTGACGGTGAGAAAACACTTTATATTCAGCTATCCTTTTCCCAGCTTCTTTTTTTGAAATCTCATGCTCCCCAGGCTTCAATAAGCCGGGAAACGAATCTCCTCGATAGTGAATCTTCTTGGGTTCTTGTGTCGTGTACCCTAATTCTTTGGCAGATGGCTTTTTCGGAATAATCGCCAAGGTTTTTAAGTACGACACCTTCTGATCTTTTAACTGGGCAAACGTCACACCAATGCAGACACTGGATAAGTCAAAACACATGACAATCACTGGATTCGCCTCCTTCAGATAATAAAATTCCTGCCACCTAAAAAAGGATGGCAGGAACAGATTTAGAACATATCTGCGTTAGCTCCAGTTGCTCCTTCAACATCATGCTCGCCTTGTTCAGTCTGAGCGAATGTTGTAGCAGTCGCCACGTTTTCTTGCTCGAATTCTTTATAGGAACTATAAGCTTCCAAGTTTGCAGTTAAACGGCCAATGCTCACCAATGGCTGCTCTTTATCTACCTTGAAGACCAATTTCGGGAACGGACCGTAGTCAGTGTTTTGCATTTCAACAGATGCAATGACGTTCAATGCACCAAGGATTGGGCGTTTTAGTTTCTTTTTCACTAATGCCAAACCTTTCATCATTTCAACGCTCATGAAGCCTTTCTTAAACTCACTTACACTAATACCTGCAGCTAATAGATGGAATAGAGTCCCATCTTGCAACGTGCAAGTTAGCAGGATTTGTTCACGGCAAGGTGAAGCACCTCCGCCCTCTGGGAACTTACTGAATTCACATGATTCACATGCTCTGCCGGCATACGCGGATTGAGTTTCATTTGCACCGTATTTTCCATCAAGAGAACGACATGTATAAGTGTTCGACTTTTTAAATGGCTGCGGGAAAAGAACCCTCACTGATTGAATCTTTAGGATGCTCAATCCTTTTAATACTTCACCAGCGTTTCCTTTGATGATCGTACCATCTGGCAATTCGATATCCCCTAAATCACGACCCGGCGCAATCTTCGAATACATTTTCCCGTAAGGAACACGAATGTCTGAAGCGTTGATGGATTCAATACCTGACAAACCGTCTAATTCATCAAGGTCAAACCCTAATGCGCCAAGATCGTAATCTTCAATGCTAGCAACCTCAGTATTTTGTACCGCTAATTCAGTTTGTTCTTTATCAGCTGTAGTTTTTGCCATAAAAACAGACCTCCTGATTAATTAGATTAGTAGTATGATGGGTAGACCTGTTAACGGATTACTTGTTTAGTCCAGCCTTTAAAGAACGGCGAGTACGGATACTAAGCTTGCGAGATGGTTCCCCATTTTCGTTCTTACGAGCTTTGGATTCGTGAACGAAAACATTGAATTGGTGAGGCACTTCTAAAGAGTTACCTTGGTGAAGGATAGAAGCGATTGCTTTTTCTAAGTTTTCGCTGAAAGCATCCCCAAGTGCTTTTTCTGTAAAATGCTTAAATTGAAATTCGGTTAATCCTAAAATTTCTGCTAATTCTTCATCTGTTTTGTCTTTGTACTTAGGCTTCGCAACCTTTAATGCTTCCTTAAAGGATTCCTTTGCTACTGCTTGTACGAGTTGTGGTAACTTAATTTTTTCCATGTTCTGAACTTCCTCTCTCTGTTTAAACTCCTATCAATCAGAGAGATATTTAAAAAGTGCCTGCCCGCACATTTTTAAAACAAGTTTTTGTTGGTCGGGATGCTGTCAGGCATAAGTACTGCCTGCTTCGCTTCGTTTAACAAAAAATGAACATACGTATTAAAGGTTTCAACGAGTCTCCTTGCGTTTTTGGCGCTTTGCTGGACGTTACTCATCTTCTCCTCTAATTCTTCAATGCTCGTTTTTAATTTTTGTACCCTTGCGATATCTTCCTGGTAATCAGGTCGTGCCATTTGTAATTCCTTTTTATAGGCTTTTCTTTGTTTATCAGAACCTTCCCGAGGTGGATATTTCACCATCACCTGCATATCGAACTCTGATTCCAAAAGAGCCAAATTAGTTTCGAGATTCAGCTTCTCCGCATACAAAGGGCGAAGTTCCTCTCGGATTTCTATCACTGCATCAATTTCCTTTTGGATATATTTCAGCTGTTGATCAATTTCCATATACGTTGCGAAATAGGTCATCACTTCAACAGGAGATGCATCAGGATTGTTTTGCAAGTACTCAATAACTTTCCAGCTCATTTATGCTCCTCCTAAATAAAAAAATAAAAAGATTTATCTTTCCACTATCCTTATAACCGTTTTTCATCCAATATCCGTTCGGACTTTTATCATCATTTCTTCGTTATACCCTTCCCACACGCAATAGTCTTGTCTCGGTAACAAAATCACTTCTTCAGAATAAGTAACTTTATTAAGCCAGCACATTAAGTACAATGCCTTGTCACTAAATGTAAGGGAATCTGCTCCATTAACCGAGAAGTGACGAATGTACGTTTCGACTCTTGTAGGTTGGTTTTCTACGGAAAAATACAACACGAGCTGGTCATCTTCAATACGAATGGTATTATCCGTACTTTTTTTAACCTTTGCTTTATGCTTTTGGAGTTTTTTTAAGTCTTCCGAAGCCATCTTAAGATAGGGAGCGTTCCGTTCGTAAGAAGAGACAATGGAATCCTCTAATTTAAATTCCACATCTTTCTTCAATGGAAAACTAGGGATGTCTACATCCAACAATACCTGTGAAGATCCATCCAATAACAATTTACCAGGAGTCATAACGAAGCCGGTCAATATCTTTTGATAAAAGATAGAATGTTTATTACCTATTTCTTTCTTGGATGCCTGGACGTACGTTAGCAGGTTCAGGTAAGTTGTTTTTGTCATCATCATCGAATATCCAATGACTAAACCTGTTCTGACATATACGTAATCCTTCTTATTCTGCGCAAGGATAAATACCGTATGGGGAGCGATAAAATGTATGGCTGTTGCTCGAAGGTCATCGGCCATAATCAATATATTTTTCAGGTCTTTAATGGCACCCGAAAGGTACATAAAAACAACTCCCTGCTTCGTAAAACTTTAGTCCTACTCCCATTATACTATAAATAACCTATTAAAGAATATGTGTTCTATGAAAAAATACCTTTACTAGCTCGTTTTTTTTATAATCCCTGCTATAATGACGAAAGACCGTGAGTCCAATGCTGGGGACACAAATAAAACCGCGATGTGGGAGTCGCGGTTTTTCATTTTTCTTCAGTTTTTTCTTCGGCCTTCTCTTCTTGCGGTTTAAGTACCTCAATCATAGATCTTAAAAATTTCGGAACAGGTAATCCTGCTTTTCCGGCATTTTCGGTAATAGAGAGCCATTCATTAAACAAATAAAAATAAATAATAGTATCACGAACGACATGGCCTTTTGCAATAAATTCCTTGCCGCCAAAGTCTAAGGCTTGCGCAATCGTATTAGTCGCATCTCCCAATACTCGATCACACATATGACCGACCGCCACGATAATAAATATGAGTGCCTTTCGTTTAATACCTAAATAAGTAATCTTACTTTTTAGTGTACCTGTTTTCCCGCCAGCTAAAATTCCTGTAAGAAAGTCTAGTGCCACCGCTAAAAATAGGTAAGCCAATGCTTCTGGCCATCCTCCAAAAATAAAGGATACTACGGAACCAAAGGCTGCTCCTACCCACTTGAAAAATGTGATCTTATCCAACATATAAACACCCCTCATCCCACATATAGGACTATTGTACCATCCATAAGGAGAATCCTCTCAGAAACGTCGTTCATCAAGGCAATTAGGGTTTTTACAGGTTCGAAGCAATACACCAAGAGATTCACACTTCAATGTAAAAGAAGTACCGTCGCATTTAGAGCATCTGCCTGGTCTTTCACCATCATTTTGCTGAAGCAATTCTGCCTCTCGTTCCGCTTGTTCCCGTTTCAATTTCATATGCTGCTCAAAGGTCAGTTTTTTTCCTTCTGGGTTGTAGGTGGGTAGTTTGGTCATTACACTTCCACTACCTGTTTCGGTTCCACTGGCGTTTCCTCTTCCCATTCCTTCGCGCTGTCCGTACCTTTTAAAAATAAATTGCGGAAAATTGGATCATTGTAAAACATGATAAAGAAATCCATTAGCAAATCATGTTGGGCTCCGTCGTATCGTTTTGAAACACCAAGTTGACGTAAAACAAAGTTTTGAATGGCTTTGGATGAATAGATCGGTTTACACAAACCACATAAACCAAAGTTATATTGCAGCATCATCGGGATAAATTGGTCCTGACAATGGCAGCAGATACCGACTCTTAACCGATTATTGTGCCATACCGGAACGTCACTCGGCCGTTTCCATCCTAATGCATAGACGAATTTATCAATACCAATCTTGATGATTTGTTCCATGGTCATGTTGGTGTGAGCATTAAGAAAGGCACGGTATTCATCCCGCATGAACTTTTCCCAGATACGTTTGATCTGTGAGATGGATAGTCGGTCTCCATCATCCTTTCCCAAAAATCCTGCATTCCTCTTTTTGAAGTGGTCAGTTACTTGTTTTAACGCTTCTTCCCGTTGTTCATCGGTTTCGGCATTGTCTGCTAACGACTGATAGAGTTTATTGGCATTTAGGAATTTTTTATAATCTTTGAACGTCTTGTCCAATAGTTCGGTGTAATTATCCGGAATCTTGATGTCCGCTTCTGGGCGCTTATATTCCTGTTCATTTTTGAAAACAAAATCCTCTTCCACTTCGGTAAACCGTTTCTCTAGCGTCCCGTCCTCATGCTGTTTATACCCATTGAAATCATCAACTTCCCTTGCCCATACCTTTCCGTCATACTCCGCTTCATAGATGACATAGGTCTGTTCGTCAGGTGACACCCACTCGTCAGCCACTTTCGTAAACAGCATGACCTCTTGGGTAGAATGGTGCAAAGCAGTCATCATTTCGGTTGTTTGAACCGTTTCTTTGAATGGTACGGTTATGGCTAGTTGGTTATAGAAATTACCCTTAAAATGCTTGAATTGTTTCAATGTTGACACTCCTTTTATCTTAGGACTATGTATCTATGAAAAAAATAAAAGAAATGACACCGCACCAGGCATGGTAGCCTGGTGCGGTGTCAATTTAGACATGCATAGCGCTTTGTTTTGCCTATCTCTTATTCTACAAGAATATAGTCCTATATAAAAGGAAAACATTGATACTTTTGTCCTATAATAGAGACATAGGTTTATTGATTTCGATTAAAAAACATACGAATGAAGGACCAAATGATACCACCTGCCACGAATGACAAAAAGAAATCCATTTATTATTCCACCTTCCGAAAGGAGATTTATTATGTTATTCCCTATTATTAAAACAAATTCTGAGCCATTCGAAAAACAAGCGAGCATCCTTGGTTTATTGGCTGGTATGGGAATTGGAGAGCTGGGCATGCAAGCTGCTTCCAAGTTCGGTCAAAAGAGAGGAGCAAACCTGTTGCGAACGGGCATAGATTTAAGTCAGAAGGGAGAGAAGATGGCACCCTTGACTGAAACCCTTTCCCGGAATCTTCTCGGCAACAAGGCGATGTCTCCTTATGATGCTGGCTTGAAAATCGGTAACAAGATCACAGAAAAAAATATGGAACCTGAACGGGCTCAAAAGTTTATTGACCGTGTGGTGAAATGGAATGTAGACAAAAAGACACGATTGGAACAGGCAGGGGAGAAAGTAAAGGACCCTGTTCTTCATGCCATGGATGATTACCTACTTTTTAAAGACCTCAAACACCCGAAGTTCCAAAAAATGTTGAATGAGGGAAGTATTCCACAAGAGAAAAGCGGAGCAGGAGGGAAGATTGTCGGTAATGCTCTAACCGGTCTAGCAGCTCCGCAGAGTTGGGGAGATTTTCGTTTTGCTGCTCGCCCTCTCGTCCGTAAAGCAGAGAATACGCCTGCTGTTCAAAATGCACAGAACAAACTATTCCCTGCTGGGACGATGCGAGAAAAAGGATACAACATGGTTAGGAATTATATTGATTAACTGGGGGAATCGGTACTCCATTTCTGAAGAAGTATCCTAGCCGTTCAAATTTACCTCGAACGGCTAGAGCGCTTTTTCCCACCTTTTGAGCGATTGTGTTCAAACCATAACCCTGATTGTACATAGAAATAATTAATTGTTCCTGTTCTGGTGTCCATAGTCTTTTTTTAGTTTGCTTTGGATTCTTGGCACCCAAATCATACAATTTTCTCTTAATAGCTGCTTCCGACCGTTTTAACCGTTCGGCTATTTCGGGATAGGTATACTTCTGAGAATTGACCATGCCCAGTAATGTGTTGATATCTTCTTTTGACCATGCCACTTTTAATTTCTTTTCAAAGTTCAATTTATCTGCATCTCGTTTCACTTTCACCCATTCAGGCTCAGGACCTAATCGAAATGGTTCAAGACGTGAAAAGTTAATCGTTTGCTTGTTCTTTTCTGCCCACTTCCAAAACTCCTCATACCCGATGACCCAAACTTCCATTTCTTTTACAAATATCTTTTTATAGGCCGGCATGCCGTACTGAGTTACCCAATTTAATACAATGCAATAAGAAACATTAAAAGCATTTGCTAACTGATTGATAGTGATTCCGTCAAAGGAAAGCGTAGCATCGCCTAGTCCCATTTTTACGACTTTTTCTCTGACAGAATTAAAACTTCTACCAAGTTTTTTAGCTATGTCTTCGATGCTTATTACCCCTAATTTTTCTTCAACATATAATTCTTCTCGTTCTGACCACTCTCGACCTTTGCGATCTTTGATATCGTCTAGCTTTAATCCTAATTTTCTTCTTTTTTGGTCAATTGAGTGGAATGGCCTTTTTAATTTTTTTGATATATATTGCTCTCCTTGGTGCCAATTCTTGATTAAAAAATCTATCTCTTCTTGTGCCCATTTACGGTACATTACAATACCATCTCCTTGATGTACAAATTGCGAAACTTAATAAAAGAGCGCTTTACAATCTTTTTAGCTTGATACGTACTGGTATTCTTTCCTTCGATTAACTCACTTTTGGAATACCCGTCAATGTAATTGATAATATCAAACCTCTGCCGTTCCGAAAACTGGCTGAATATCTTCCGCAAGATGACCTGATCTATAACATCAGAGGAAAAAGTCTCATCAACCCCAACCACTTCCATCAATTCGGTTTCATCGCCATTCTTTCCTCTTAATGTTGACTGTAGGCTCTCAACGGACTTTATTTGAGCCGTCTTATTTTCTGATTTTGGCTTATGCTTCAAATGGTATCGTAGCACTTCATTGATAACATATTTTTTAGCCAATGTTCCAAATGTAAACCCTCGTTCAATATCGTAGTTCTTATAGGCCTTCCATAAACCAATTGAAGCGGTTTGGAATATATCATCTCGATCATACTGAACCCAAATATACGCCTGTTTGTTCATCAAAGGAGTATACATTTTATACACTTCTTCAAAAGACATTTCTTTTCTTACACCTTTAGGTAAAATTAGTATTTTCATTACCAAACCCTCCCGACGGGTAAATTTCGATACTTATAATGTTCATCCTGATAAGACAAATGGAATTGATTAATCATCTTAAGAAAATCATGATCTATCGGCGGTTCAACCACATCATATCTAAAATTAATAAAATCCTTTCTCTCTTCCTGGCTTACATATTGGAATTCATTTTCATCTCCATATAATTCAAGAGATGTAAGCATTTCATATAATTCATTGATCGAATCTTCTTGTAAAACCGTCCATATAAACGGCGGTTCATTCTCTAAGAAACCAACGCTATCATAGGCATCTAACAACATCGTTCTTATTTCCGACATTTTGTACCAATGGGCTTTGTTCAATATTTTCCAACCTGAACCAGTTATAAGATCCATCTTATTGCCTCCTTAATTCAAAAAAAATAAGCCTGAGCGATTAATTGCCCAGGCTTTCTAAATATTCGTCCATCATGGTAATAGCATTATCCAAGTGATCCATTTGTTCGTGCATTTTATCATTTTCTTCTTCATCAAGAACATATTTTGCTATTTCTGTTTCGTAAGCTATCTTCACACCCCATAGAGTACCAATCAGTGGCAACGCTTTGATATATTCCTCTTGAATCGCTAGTAATTGTGGTTCCTCTGGTTCAGGGGCATGAACGATTTCTTTACTCAGTGCTGCCATTTTATGAAAAGAATCATCAAAGTTCTTTTTGCAATCCGAGTCAGGCAAACATGCTAACGCAATCATAGCTTTCCCTTCCTCACTCTTCATCTTCGAACTAGTTGTTTTGAACCATTTTACATATTCTCGGTCAGGTACTGACAATGTATCTATTGGATCTGACGTTACTGTTTCATAATCATTTTCAAACCGATATTTTTTAATTTCCTTTTCGACTACTACTCCAATCACTACAAAAGACAAAATGAACAACCATATTATTTTGGCTTTCTTGGATAATGAGGGGTGATCATTTCTTTTCAACATCATCTCTTGTCAACTCTTCCTTAATCGTTATTTAGTTTATATATTATACTATTTGACGAACGATTCGATATTCCTGTTTTTAGGCTTCTTTTTCTTCACTACCTTCCAATTTGAATATGCCCATAGTATCTTCTTCGCCATTCATCACTAAAGCCGTGCCTTCTCCACCTGGCATCAGTTGTCTTATTGCGTTAAGCATATTCCTTAACTTCCTTTCATGACGGTATGGATTATACGCAAACCAAGGAGCGTATAATACACGTTGGATTTTGTTCAACTTCATAGCCAACGGGTCTTCAACACTTCCTTCTGCAAATAGTGTGTAATTGGAATAAGGAAGGAGGTATGTTCCGCATCCTACTTCTGGCTCGTAAAACTCCATCATTTTCAATTCCTCAGGGTCTTTACCTTCCATCTCTTTTTTAAGGTCTATAACAATCTGATTAAAGTCAGGGACTTCGGCTGCTACATCCCGTTCTTCTTGTACATCTTTTGAATTAAATTCCACTAACAGCCACGTCATATAATCATGAGGAAACTTGATTAATAAATCAAAAGCGAGGGTTCGATACCAACGTTCGTTCACTTCCATCGGAATGTCAGGATGTTGCTCCGTTGCATCCATTGCCCATAGAATCCATTCTGCAAAATCATCTAACGTGCAGCCATATCGTATTCCGTAGTTCACGCAATCGCTTAACATCGCTTGAACGTTACGGATGATACTCTGATCCGTGCACCAGGAAAGTTGAGGAATCGGGCCGGCTTCTTCAATGGTGTATACCTCATCTAAAATATGATGCCACCAGTCATAACGACCCCAGAACAAGTATTCGCAAGAAAAGATATAAGGCATCATCCATCCTTTCTTTTCAAACGTTTCGGAATGATTCCTTGGAACGCCTCCCATTTTAGTAGCATAGAAAATTTGGCGGTGCATGGAACCTTCAATTCTTTCTCTCGAAAATCCAGATAGGTCAAGCAAATGAGGATGACGTTCTACTGAGAGATTTTTCAATCCCTTCTTCTTTCCCTCCTCATATTCCACCATCAAATTTTTGCAGACAGGATATGTGATCGTGGCTGCCATTACTTTTTCGACAGCTGCCATTCCATGCTTTTCTATCAGTATATTTAATTCCTGTTCATATCTGTCTATTTGATACTGACTCACTTCCTTACCTGCTTTTACATCATCCTGCATGGTTTTAGCAATATATATACAACGCGCTATCGCAAGTTCTTCGGAATTCGTTATTTCTTTCAACTTCTCAATACGTTTATCCATTTGCTGCTTAATAATGGAAGTGCCCATTAAATTTTTATTCTTTTTAATCTTCTTAATTCCCTTACCCAAATGTAACAGCTCCTTTAAATTTGTTTTATAAAATAAAAAAAGCGTAAGATCACATATGTGTTCTTACGCTATTCTTGTAACATCATTTCCTCAATCAATCGTTGGTCCTCAATCGTAATAAATTGGGGCTTACCATTTGATTTATCTAACATAATCAGTCGAGGTGTATCGTCAATCGAACCGTCATTGATGAACAACTGCGCCACCAGCTCTTTTATATCCATTGGTTTCCATCTTTCTAACGACTTGTCACGAAATGGATTATGCGCATACCAAGGAGCATACAGTGTCATATTGATTTTATTCAGCTTCATAGCAAGGGGATCAGCGACACCTCCACCTGCAAAGAATGTGTAGTTCGAGTAAGGTAATAGTGCAGCGCCGCATCCAACCTCCTCCTCGTAAATCTCAATCTTTTTCAGTCTTTCAGCATTCTTACCGGATAAATCATCTTCGACTTTCTGTAGGTAAACTTTGAAATCTACCATTTCCAAAGAAACGTTCCTTTCTTCTTCCACATCTCTGGAATACCATTCAATCAAGAGTGGTGTCATATAATCATAAGGGTATCGGATCATGGAATCATAATCGAAATTTTTCAACCAATAGATATTTACTTCCGATGGTATATCCGGATGCTTTGATGCAGCACCACCGAATCCCCATAAAATCCAGTCGGCAAAGTCATCAAGCGTACATCCATATCTAATTCCATAATTCACGCAATCCCTTATACTAGCTTGAATAGTGCGTAAGATGAGTGGATCGGTACACCACATAATTTGTGGGATTGGGCCACTTTTCTCAATGCCGCTTCGCATCACTCCCATCCAGTATTCCCAACGTCCCCAATGGAGCCATTCACTAGCAAGAACTGGTGCAAACAAATGGCCTGCCTTCTCATAAGTTTCCTCATGTTTTTCTAATGCGACGCTCCCCTTAATTAAAGAATTATAGAATACATGTCGTCTCGCCCAACCTCTAAATTGTTCATGTGTAAATCCTTCAACCGATAATAAATGCCCATGTCTTTCCCATTTATCATTTCGTTCTCCCTTGGTACGACGTTCTTGAACATATTCACAGAAGTCTTCCCAATGACGGCTAATAATGATATCTGCCATCGTAGTCAGGATAGGTTCGGGGATCCTATCTAAGTGCCACCGAAGAATATATTCGCTTTTAATCGTCTTGAACTTTTCAATGTCCTGGTGAATCATCATTAATGTAGTCTCTTTCTCTTGGATCTTCCTTAGTTCCTGTTCTTTTCGTTCCTTTTTCAATCTTGCTCCTTTTCCCATCAATAAACAGCTCCTTTTCATATTTTTATATATAAAAAAAGCGCAAGCACATGATAAGTGCTTACGCTTTTGTTTTAGTGTTTATAAGTGATTAAAAACCAGGTTCATTAAACTTAATGCATCTGAATCGGAAGTATTCACTAAAAACTCAGGTATTGTTCGGATACCCATGACATATTGTTGCTCGATTGAACGAACAACATATTCAAACCAATAAAAAGAAACAGCTTCACTAAGCGGGCTTTGTTCAAATTCCCAACCTTTTAGTTCTGAACGATTGAATCCAATATCCCTTTTTATTTCCACATAAAACGTTTGATTCCCAGTTAAATACCATCTTACTACTACATGACCGATTTTTTTTGTTTGCCCGTTGATTGATTGAGTCTCCATGAGTGTTTTCCCCCTACAAAGCCATGATGTTATCTATTTATATATTGTTAGTTTTTACCAAAAGTTCTGTTTTTGCTTATTTGAGCAAAAACAGAATTTTTGGTAAAAACAGCGAATGACACCGCCAAAAAGAACGATGTCATTCAAAGAAAAATATAAAATTATAAATCTTACTTTTCTTCAACTTTCTTATAACAGAAAATTGCAAAATTATTACTGTTTATTAAATCCCCTTTTTTTACCAACCACCTGGATCTCCATAAGTTGTCATTGTGGTATCTGCGCTTACCAAATTGATTGCAGAATCATTTTCCAAACTAGCTACTTCATTTTCAACTGCCTTCGGAGCGTTAAATAAAAGCAATCCAGCGATAATAATGACTGGGATAATTAAAAATAATTTTCTCATCTTTTTCACTATAGCTCACCTCCCCTAAAAATAATAGCGCTTTTTTTACAAAATCCCCAAATATTTCTTTGGCAAATGGGAGTAAAAAATATTTCCAGAATCCTCAAATTTTTGAAGAGATTTTTTTATAATTTCTTCCTTGTTTTGAGCCAGTCCTAGATAAAACGTTTGAATGTCGCTTAATTCATTGTTTGATTCGTTCAACTCATTTAAAATATCCACCGCTTCATCGTGCTTATTTCGTTTGATTTTTAAATAAGCAATTTCGGCAGGGTGAATATCCAGCTCATCTAAAGAATCTAATTCTATTCCATGATGGATTTTTAAAAAAGCCAGTGTATATTCAGTGATTTTCCGCTTTCGAGTCATTCCTAAAGAATCATGGTTATCCAAAAACGAAACAGCTTTTTCTAAAAACCTTTTTGATGTTTCGTAATCTTCGAATAAGTAAGATTCTCCCATTTTAAAAAGTGCTGTGGCATATGGCACTTTAATGATTGGTTCGTTTTCGAAAATATCAAAAATTTCATTACACAACTGTCTGGATTCCTGGATGTTTCCTCGCTGTAACGAAATGACACACGTCGCTTCCTTAAGCCTGATTTGCAACGATTCCTTAATGTATTTGTTGGATATTTTCTTTATTTCTTTGTCCAAATTTTTAAGATGGAGGGCGACTAAAACATAATTACCGGTTTGGTATAAAGACTGTATCGACATTAGTTCTAGTAGAATTTTCATTTCTAATGTTTTTACAGTTTTCATCTTATCACTAAGTGCATTCAAGTAATATTGTGTGTCAACCGGTTCTGTGAATCTTTTATGAATCAAATCAAATATATAAGCCCATTCTCTATTTTCAGGTGTAGCTGACTCTTTTTCAGCATCAATGATCACTTTTAATAAATCAAATCTACCCAATTGATAGGCCAATTCTAATGCTTCTCTTCGATTTTCGGGCTTTGCTTGATTTAAATAACTAAAGAATAGCTCAACTTTTTTATTGACCGAATAATTCCGATTGAGTTGGATCAACGTTTTAACAAAAAAAGAACAGCTCATTTCTCTTTTTAATTTAAATACTTCCGAAACACCGCTTGGGCTAATCCCCCAAATTTTAGCTAATTCTTTTTGTTTGATGCCTATAGAGGCAAGATCGTTACGAAGTTTGGACAATAGTACCTCCATAGTACCTCCATGATCCCCCTCCTACATAAATATCGAAACTTCCCCCCAATTTATCAAACATTTTAACTTTACTACCAAAACGGTAACCAAAATGGTAGGTATGGGTTTAAAATTTGCCGCCTTTTTCCAGCGACTTCTTAATAATACTATTTGCATCAATTCCAGCGTGTTTTAAATTAAGGAGGAATAGTTCTCGAGCTCTCTCTCTTTTATACCCGTAATTTTTCTTGGCTTTCCAAAACCTCGGATCTTTGATTCCAAACTCATTTGTTTCTTTCTCCCATGAAATGATGTCTATCTCGACAAGATTTTGCAACTCATTCGACGCTTTGTGCGCCTGAACCCCACAGGTCTCAAAATCCCTTAATAATGGGATTACACACGTATTTTTACCGAAGTTATAACTTAAACCGATTATGAAAGTCAGAATCGCCCGTTGGCGTTTCGTAAAATCATATTTCATTATTTCAGAATGAATATATAACTCTCTCAAAAAAAAAGTCTTATCAGTGGAGGTGTGTTCGATTAATGCATCGACTAAATCGGAATAAACTTGAGATGTGTTTGCATAGTCCTCTTTTATATTGCTGTACCAAGGCAATACATCCCCTCCAAACTTTGGCTAGTTATTTCAAGTTCACATTTTATAAACTAAAAAATAAAAAAAATCATTTTTTCTTATTCAGTTCCTGTAAATACTCTAAATTCTCTACGAACAGTTCATAAGCCCTGTTTTCCGAATAATTATCGTGGTAAGGAGCTTTCCAAAAAACAATGTCATTAATTGAAAAAATGTTTCTGTCTGCTTCTCTTATCCAGGTAATGACACCCATCTTTTCTAACTTTCTGAGTTCCGCGGCGACCAATGTCTTGCTAATTCCTGCCAGTTGAAAATCCATCAATTTTGGTATGACGCAGCTATCTTTCCCATACGTAAAGCAAAACATGCCAATCATTTGAATGATTTTCAACTGTCTTTTCGTTAAATCTCTTCGTATCGTTTCCACACCAACCATAAGCTCTTTCATCGTTATTTCTTTTGAACGATTAAGACAGATATTAATAAAGGAATCGTAGAAACCTGATTCATACCTTTGCTTTGTGTTTTCAGAAATAGAGGGCATTATTGCACTCGGCCTAATTGACATAAATGCTTCCTCCGCTTTTCTTTATTATAGAATATTACTAAAACTCACTTGATAAATTATAATCAGAACGGGAGTAAATTACTATAAGACGATTTTCCTATTCATGCCACTTCAAAATATGTAAGAATTTCTTCTGGTAGTTCGTAATTGACCGACACTCGTTTCAGTGCATCCTCACCCGATATAGCAGCAGTCGCACCAACAATGACACCAATGTCCTGAAGCAATTTTAAATTAGTTCCAGTTTCATCTAAAAAAATAAAGGCTTCATTCACAAAATCACTCTTCACAGCTATAATAAATGTCTTAAACATAGGCGTCACCTCGTAATAATTGTTTGAATTTTCCTTCTAGGATCTATACTTAAATTATACTGGAATCTATGAAAAGAGTAATAAGACCTTAGTCCTACTTTTAGGGAATTTTGTCGACAATGTTTTGTCGAATTTTCGATTTTTATAAAAAAATAAAAAATTAAAAAGGGGATGCTCTTGAAAGAGCATCCCCTTATATCACGCTTGCAATGTTTTTCTGATCAATTCCATAACTCTATTTATGCCAAGCCTTTTCGAGTCTTCGTAGGTTAATTCTACTCCAGCCTCTTTTAGCTTTGATTCTAAAGATGTCATACTAACCATTACTATGTTTCCTTTCTGTTGGCTCATCTCCAATCATCCCCCTAGATGATAAGTTCGCTATACTTACTTAGTTACCATTTTATATAAAAAATACAACTATATATATAGGTTTAAAGTCTTAATTGTTGCACATGGGCAAAAAGTGAATTACAATATAGGAACGTGTGTTCTTTTTTATTCCTCTGATTTCCTCTGGAATTCTTGCCAATCTAGGTTTCTTTTTTTTAGTCTTTGCCACGTCTGTTCCTCCCTTTTTCGTTCTTCAATGATTCTTTTCTCCACTGTTGGTCTGATGAGTATCAGCAATTGTTTCTTTGTTTCTTTGGATGGCTGGCCGAAGTTTCCGATTTTATGAATTCCCATCTTGCTTTCCCTCCAACTCATTCACAAACATTTGTCCGAGGATATGAAGCAGTTGCCGTTCATCGGCAACCACTTCTTCATCCACACCATTTTCACTTTCGTCAATCTTCTGCTGAATAAATTTTGTAGGAGCTGATTCTTTCCCAAAAGTTTTTTCACACAATCCCAGCCAGTTTCCTAATGTGCTAGGGATTCCTAACGATAACATTTTCATTTTTTTAACACTCCAACTCTAATTCTTCTGCACGATTTAAAATAGCAATCATAACGTCCTGATCAAAAAGACAACGATCTAGCCTTTTTTTTGCATCCTGCTCGGTTAGGTCATAACGCTCGATAAGCATGTTTAATAATTGAGTATACCCCTCCATTGCCTTTCCTCCTTAGTGGACAATTTGTTCGTATAGCGACTTAGCTATCTGCTAATTTTCTCAACGCTTCGTGATTCTTTTGAATCGTTTGTTCAAGAAATTTATCTCTAATTCTTTGGTACTTTTCAGCCTGTTCAATAAGCCAGTCAATATCTTCTGTTAGAGTTGTAAGTTCCCAACCTTCACCTTTTCGAAATTCGTGATTAGCTTTTATTTCCTCTAATCGACTTTTCATCATCTTCCTCCTATATGTCGCAATTTTTGTCTATAGGACTCTTTTCTGTCAAAATGGCAGATTGCCATCAAGATGTTTCCGTTCTATTTCCCTTACCAGCTCGGTAATGTCCTGATCCCCATCAGCAATCACTTCTTCCAAGACAGCACGATAGGACATTTCCTTTTGAATCTGCTTCCAGAACTCATACGCCACTTGCTCTGGCTTTCTTCCCCTCAGTGGAAAAGAACCACGCTGCAGGATACGACTCGCTGCTACATAATGGATTTGAATATTAACGTTCACGATAATACCTCCCCCAGAAACCATTCGGATTGTGCGGACTGTATTCATGCTCGTGAATCCTTTTCTCGTCGCCTTCTTTGAATTCTTCTAGCCACTTCTCACCCAGTTCAAACAAAGGCATCGGGTTTCCATCGTCGATTCGGTACTCGAGATCACAGACTCCCAAAGTTCCTGTCAAATACAATTGCACAATATAGCGCCCAAAGAGTTGTTTTTGCACATAACAAACAACTTCTCCTTTGACGCGTTGATAGTAGTTAAATTTCTTTGAGTAAAACCATCCTGGTACTTCTGTGAATCCCCAAATCATTCTTCTGTTTCCTCTCTACGTTGTTCTAGTTCTGCTAATTGAGCTTCGATGTCTGCCATATTAAAAATTACATCAGGCTTTGAGTTCAAGATATCAGCAACCTTCTGAGCAACCTCTGGTTTTCTCGGAATATTCCCATTGAAGATCCACTTTTGAACAGTGCTATGGCTGACCCCTACCTTTTGCGCCATTTCAGCCGTTGTAATTTTTTCTGTGAACATGAGTCCATAGAGATACCGATTCACGACAATTCTTTTGGTTGGTTCACGGAACTTTTTCAATTTGTACCCTGGCTTTTTGTGTTTTCGTAATTCAGCGAAATTATCTTCTGTCACTATCGTCACCTCATAAAACGAGTATAGCTCGTTTATTCATCACCTTACCTTTATTATATGTTTCGTGGAACTCGAATATCAAGTTTTTTTACATTAAAATGGTAATATCATAAATTTCCTTTTGACCGTTTAGCAAAGATTCCACATTTTTTTCAGCTAAGTAGGTGCCAAGCAACGCTTTTTTTGCTGTTAACATCATCATCAGAGGTGGTGTATCACCCATAAACATTCCGCCTGTTTTAAACACAAATTTCCCTAAGACATCACTAAAGCTCATGTATTTGTCTTCCCAAAGATGGACTTCTTTCTCCGTTATATCTATGCCTTTCAAAATATTTTCGATGTAGAAATTATCCAGCTTATACATATCATCCAAGTTAAAGTTTTCTTCTAAAATGAACGCAAAACTCTCTGTATCTAATTCAGAGAAGAACCACAATTCATTTTCATATATGTGTAAGTCATATTTTCTTAATTCATCAAATAAATTAAGCCTTTCATCAATGTCGTAGTCTGCTAACTTTGTATACAAATAACGATTTATAGATAACTGAGAAACAAACGATTTCCCAGCTTCGACAATCCCTCTTTGTTCTTCAATAGCATTATTTACATCCTCTACAACAACTTTAGGCATTAATGAAATTAACATATCTTTATTCATGAATAAATCACTCCTCATAATTTTTAATAAATAAAAAAAGGGAGATTATTCTCCCTTTACTGGCTCTATATATATGGCTTCTACTGTATGAGAATACTCGAATAGTTCACCTTCGCAGACAGGGCAGCACTTTGGCACATCGTCTTTTTCCACAGCAAAACAGTGAGGTGTATCTTCTTCACAATTGTAGACATCCATCAATAATTTCATTTGGAGTCCTCCCTTAATTCCTTATTTCTTTTTCTTTTTCTTCGCTTTAGGTTTAGATGTTATGGTTACTTTTGTTTTCTTTTTCGCCTTTTGCTTTGGTTTTGGTTCAGGCTTCGGCTTCGGTTCCTTCTTTGGTTTCGGTGTTTTCTTTGCCTTTTCTGGAACGGGATAATATTCATCAGCAAAAGGTAACATGAGAAACAAAACATCTCCGGCTTCCATTACAAATGCCCTGGTGCTGCTGAAGAGATACATATTGATTTCAGTCGTACTTACCTTCTGAATAATTTTTAACATTTCTAGCATTCTGGAAGCATCGTAATAAATCTTTATTGGTAAACCGACTTCTTCGAAGGGCAAGTCACGATAAACAAATGCCATAGACTCCCCAAATATATTTTTCTCCAAACTCTTTGCCCTCAAGGTTTTATCGGCAGTATCCAAGGTGGTGTGAAACCGATTATGTTTCATGAGGCAAATTTGTTCATGCGCACTAATCCATTCATATAGATTTTCGATTTTTAACTTACAACTGTATTGACTTACATCTGGAAGAATCGCGTTGCAATTCGGATAGATTGGTTCCTCAGAAGAAAAATACATGATATCTCCCATGGAATACCCATGAATTTTTGGTGATGGCACATCCTCGTTATGTTTGATGCGAACCATCCACATGGAATCGGTTGCCCACACATTCTCGTGATCTATATAAGCGCCACGCAAAGCAGGACGGGTTGAGTCCTGAATACTTTTTCTTCTGGGACCCGTAAAGTTTTTTGCAATATCTAATGCCTCCTTGATAGAATAGCTCACTCTCAACTTACCCCCATTTCCAAATATCTTTATTCCATGTTCCCTTTACCACGTGTTGAGGAGGGAAACTACCACCAATTTCACGAATTTCATATTGCCCTTTCCCTGCTTTCGTTCGGTAATCAATTCGAAGGGTGTAAGGTTCCACAACCTCTATCCAACATTGCTGAACACTCTTCATCTTCTTTCTTATATCATCGAGAAACTTGTAAGAATAGTAGCGGTCATTCAATTCAACGACCGCTACATTTCTCCATCGTGTAAATTCAGACTGCAATTGTTCTAAGCTCTCTTCATCAACCTCAAACATGTTCATCACCTCCATCAGATAGCAGCAAAAGTTTTACTGCTATGCTGTTTTCTGATGTTCTTTCGACTTACTTCACCCTTTAACAATCCAGTATTTTCAAACCATTGTTCAAAATCCTCAACATTCTCCCAAGAATTCCATAGCCCAGGGCCATTCGCTGTATGCACCCGATAAACCACAAAGTCACGACCCGTATTAGCATAGAACTCAATGGATTTAATTCTTGGATGTTTCACACTCACTTTGATCGGTGGATTACAAATAGGCTCAACTTTGAAAAAAGAACGGATAAATAACATTTGCTGACGATTACTCATTTAAACTTCCTCCTTTAGATACTCCATAAATTGGTCAAAACAACGATCCATTCCAATGCGTACATATGGGTTGAGGCCTTGTTGTTTTTTAATGTAATCTCGTGCCTTCTTTAAGTTATAGCCAGCGTTATAGCACTCTTCTAAATATCGCTGGAAAGAAGAGATTGTGAGAGTAGCAGGGGAATCCGCAGCTACACTCAGCATCATTTCATATCGTTTACTCAATTCCGACGACCTCGATTCGATCTGTAAAGATTGTCACTTGTAACTCTGTACATCCTTCGAAGACTGAAAGAACGGTATTTCCTCGGATATCGATAACTGGCTTAATACAATCTTTCATCTTTCGCTTCGAAACGGTGTATTTTTCTTTTTGTTCACATGGAAGGATGACGACCATTTTTCTTTCTTGCTGTAGATCATACTTGAAGAATGTTCCGACTTGGAAAACAGTGTCTAATAGCTCTTTATCTTGGAGATACACACCTCTGGCAGACATTTTGGCTTTACGAAACTTAACAAAACCATTAACGAAGACTTCTATTTCTTGATTTTCTACAACTACACTATTCATTTTCTTCTCTCCTTATTACCTATATACCTTATTTAGTGGAACTCATATTTTTAATAATTTCTTCGTAATTTTGTTTCCAAACCCACTTGAACATATATTCCTTGCCTTTTTCAGCAACTCTCAGCTTAACAGAGGTTTTTGTCTCCTCGATTATGACATCCGCAAACACTTCAATCTTGTGTCCGTTGTAGCCGTCATCCACAAAAAATGTTCGCTCTAGCAAATCACATCACCCCTCCACACTTCTTCGATTCAAACCATGCCATTTTATTCTTTAAGTACTTAATAGACTCTGATATTTTCTTCTCTTTCGAAATCTTCTGCAGCCACGTTTGCCCATCAAACGAATACAGCTCTGGGCACGCTTCAATGATATCAACGTCCAGTGAACCGAGTAGATGGAACTTCTTATCCGGATGACGATCAATGATGTTTCGGATAATCTCAATACGCTTTGCCTTGGTGTATCCTTTCACTTTAGAAAAAGCCGTACCACCAATCGCAATATAATCTGCGTCCTGTGCATAATAATCCAATACATCCCACTCCTTATTTTCATAAATGGTGTCCTTTAATAGAGTAGTAGCCTGGTAAACAGGAATAACCGGAACATCCAAGTGTCGCATAATCCGGTAGGCCAGTAATGATTGTTCGTTGTCTCCAATGCGGTCAAAGGCGAAGCAACGATTGTATCTCCTTTTATTCCACCACAAGAAATTCATGTATTGATGGAATAAGGGGAATTGGCTCTTATCCTCTTTATAGAAATCCTCTTCAAACTGATTGAACCACCAATGACAGAAGATAGCCATATCTACATCGTCATGGATATCAAAAGTCTTTCCGTCTTCTTCCACCATTTCAGTGTAGGTTTCAATGATATCTTCCAACCCATAATCTTCATCGTTGCGAAAAGTGTAGGCTCCGCAATCCACAATAATGCTTTCAGGCTCATAACCAATACGGTCTTTTAAATCCAACTGGAGGTCCTTATCTTCTGTTCGGTTCCGCCACATTGCGAAGGATGTTAAGATATTCGGCGGCTTAGCGGTGCGCAGACACAGGATTTCATCTTCACGGTAACTAGTAGCGAAATACATTTTTCCATTGTCGAATACGCTCATTTTGTAATCCACTTTACGACTAAGGCCTTCAGTTTCTCAGGATCATAGTATTTAAAAGGGTGTACCTCATCCCGTAGAGTTTCATCATGAAACGGATCAGAGACCATTTGACCGTATGACTCAAACGTAAACTTCGTATCACTCGTTTCCGCGTTATATTCTGCGATTTCATATAAAAAGGGAACCAACTGACTTTCTAATTTATAATCCCGTTTGTTTTGAGCCTTCGCGTCTCCGATGGCACACTCCCACTGGGATGCTAAATCTTCTAAACTATGAGGAGATAAATTATATTTAGGCACCACTTCATTAATAAAATCGCAGAAACCTGTATCTAATTCGCATTGATTAGAAATATCATATAAGGTGTTTACCAGCTGAACCAACAATATCATTTGGTCTTCCGTTACTTTCATTTGTTCCACACTCCTAATAAGTTCGATTTTCAAGTTCTTCTTTGATTTTTTCGTAATCCTCACCAAATAAATAATGAAGCTGTTTGCCGCTCTCTACGCAATCTTCATAGATTTTAAGGTGTTCTGGGTTCCAATCTTCATAGCCAATTTCCCAACACCATTCGCTAAATGAAATGTCGGTGGCATAGGCATCTCTGAAACAAGTATCAAGGACTAAGAATAGGTCAGGTGGTGTTAATCCATGTCCTATTCCCATACCAAATGGAACTTTGATCTGCCGGCCGTCATATTCTAAATGACAAATCCACGGGATATGTTCCCAATTCCAATCGTATGGTTTCTCTTCCATATCCGACTGAAAACAAAACAAAGGCTTGCATCCATTCCGAAATTCCACTTTTCGAAATACCTTATACGTAGGCATTCAATCGACTTTCACCTCCAGATAAAAAAATAAGCCCTTTGCTATAAAAGCAAAGGGCTTTAATACTCCAGATCGGCAGGGGTGCTAATCTCGTGAGTTATGTTGAGCTATTCATTCCGCTTTTGTCTTCGTTGCCACGTGCCTTGGTGTCAGTCAAGAGACCATTTTTTCCTTGAAACTGGAACAGAAAGGAGGAGCGGCAACACAAGACGCCTAGACGAAATAACGACAGAGAATGACTCGGACGCATTCTCTGTTTTTCGCTCAAATTACTTATAACACAATAATCCATTGAAGGATAGAGTCTCATTTCTAACGAAAGAACGTTCAAAACTTTCGTTAGTGAGACTTAACAAACAAGTTTTTTTCCATTTTAAAGATGTCAATGAAATCATGCTTATCGGATTGAATGAAAACGGAATCCCCCGATTCGTTTTCATTCAGATAAATAGTTTCTGCAGCACCAATTAGGTTCGTGCAATCCACCATCCATCTGCCAAAGCTTACTTGTCTCGGAAGTGCTTCAGTGTGATAGCCTAACGAAGCTAAATGAAGAAAAAGCGGTTGTAAGGCAGCTTTCCGTCTTTCGAGTTTCTTTCGGTTCTCGAGTTCATATGCTTTCAGCTTCCATGACTTATGGGCTTTCACCATTTTCGCCAATTCCTTCTTGGATATGCGGTTTGGAAGGTCCATTCCCAATAGTTCCGCCATCGCCACGAAGTCCTCTTTGGATGTGACAGCTGAATGCAGTTGGTCCACCAGGTCCACAATGTCCTGTGCCCCTCTGAACCAATTAATCTCGAATATTTGGAAATGAGCGAGTTGCCCCAACTCATATAAGCTGTGAAAGGAACGGTGCAACCAGTCGTCCTTTTGACCTACTTCCTCAAAGGCGAGGTCGATGGCACGAACTAAGTCTCGTACTCTCATATCCTCCCACCTACTTTCTTCATAAATCCGCATAAACTAGCAGTCTTCCTCTTTCTATTTTACCCTATCAGACCTTGTAAATAAAGGGCAGAGAGCGTTTTTTCACTCACAAAACTTTTTTGCGTTCAAAGAAAAAAGACCCCAGTGCTCCTCTGGTCCAAAGAGGTAGGTCTGGGGTCTTTCCCTGTCTTCAACAAAAAATTTGATTAACATGCACAGGACGATTATACTATTTCCCCGTCCACATGTCCATAATATATTTCTTGCTTATAAATGACATTGGGATATAACAGTAGCCATTGTCGCCCCATGAGTCGCCCCATGAGTTACGGACAATCATGTAGTCCTTGCGGTTGATCCGCTTGTAGCCCACGACACACATCGCATGACCACCCAAGCTCTGTTCCCACTTCTCCGGAACTGGCACAATGCCTGTGCGAGCCACAACGTCGGATTCAAAAGAATCATAGAGCAACATACCGATGACAACAGGATTCCCTTCAGCGAGTGCGGTCTTTAATCCTACAACATCCGTAATACGACGGTACTCCGTAATTTTATACTTAGCTGCATCCGTTTCTGCCACTTGAGTAGGTGCATCTGTAAAATGCGTAATGTCATATGGATAATCCAATTCTGGAGGTACACCCAGTTGTTGCAGCACCTTCATCCCATCACGAATGTAAGCACCTGAGTCTTCATTGATGGTTCCTTCCAATGCACGCTCATGCCAATAGAGATAGAGTCGGCTCAGGCGGGTAAGCGGCTCACCTGCAGTCAGCAAGATATATTCACGTAGTCCTGATACAATGGCGTTTGCTGTACAGCTGCCAAGTGTACCTTGATCGACTACGGGTGACATTTGTTCGCGAAGGTCAACGCTCTCCGGCAGATGGTCGGGGTGTCTGATGCTGCTTGCTCGGAATACTTTGTCACGTAAGTCTACTTTGTCTTTTTTGATTGCGTATTTTAGCATGGTGATACCTCCCTATGAAATTAATAAAAAAGAAAAATAGTATATTATGCAATTAGCATAATATGTAACTATAAAAACACACAGTCACCCAGTCGCCGTTTATGATTCTAGATCACTACGCCACATTTCCCAAAGGGTGCCCGCAAAACGTGGTAATACGTTGTGTGTTTGTTATTCCCGCCATCCCACCTCGCGTTGAAACAGGAGAATGCCGGATCTCTATATCCGCTCACGAATTCCGTTAGATTTCGCGTCCTTTTCAACTGCTCGAACTCGCTTTCCCCTCCGTCGGGTAATCGCCTCGGGCTTTCGCCCCCTCACTATTCTTATAACACTATGTCTTTATGAAAACATAAAATTATATAATTATGCTTTCTTATTCACAACCGCCACATTGTAACCTTTATCCTCAGCCAATTTGACCATGTGATCGCGGCCGACTTCGTGATTTCCTTTTGAGTAGGCTTTTAATGCGCCATCGATATGCAATTCATAGCGGTCATTGTCTTCCACCCACTTCACCTTTGCAAAGCTCATCTATTTTCTCTCCTTTAATACTCGTAATATCTTCTTTCCGGAATCGAGTGCATGGATCAAAGAATGGCAGTTACCGCACAGTACAGATGTGTTGTGGCTATCGTCATTTTTGGAAAGACTTCTCGCTTCCTTGTCAAACTCATCATATCCAGCAGTCTTTGCTTCCTCGATGAGCTGGTTGAGCTCAGGTTCAATGTGCTTCAATGCAGCACGTAGTTTATTCTCCATCGCCTGATGTTCTTGGTAGTCAATGTGATGAACCTCTAAGCTGGTGCGGTGGCCACAGATTTCACATGCTTCACCGTATTTTTCCAATGCGGTTTGCCGGTAGTGTTTATCGATCATGTGTTCTCACCTTGTTTCTCTTCGTAATTAAATAGACGATGCTGCGCACGGTCATAATCCCGTTTCGCCACCGCTTCTTGACCAACCAAATCCTTGTTGAAGTGCTCGAATGATAAGTCCGCTAATCCATATCCGATTCCTGCACCAAACATACCGCCAAGTGCAGCACCTATAGCTTTGGATTGCGGAGTCTTCTTGCCCAACATCCCGCCGATTGTGGAGCCTGCAAGTCCAGCTACTCCCGTAAATTTACGTTCATTCTTCTTTTCTTTTAGCTTCACTTTTCGTTGAATCTGCCGATGATCATTCCATTTATCATCTGCTTCATCGGATAATGCTTGATGTTTCGGGTCATTGGACCAATCCAGTGCGATTTTAATTAAACCGTCCATTTGGATTCGCCTCATTTCTGTGATTGAACCCTTGTGTTGCCAAGTACCCAGCCCCCGCACCAAGACCTGCCAATCCTAAAGCAGCTCCGCCGCCATGTAGAATAGGAAATAGCTTCTTTCCTAATGGCTCGGTCGCATGAAGCTCGGCTCTTGTAGGCATAGGAGTCGGGCGAGGACTATGATTACGTACACCTGCCATTGGGTCATAAGGTTGCTTAGGGAACTCCTGATGGTGGGCATCCAGAAACGATTGCGGGTCTTTCGCTTCTTGGTGCAGCTGATTGATTAATGATTCTCTCTCCTCATCCCATTTCCCACGAATCTGTTGGTATCGAGGGGATGATGGGTCTAAGCCATAAAGCTGGCCTTGGTATCTTTTTGCTAATTCGGTTTCTTGCTTAATGGATGCTTGTTGGAAGTCCTGGCGTTGCTTTGCGCCCACTTGGTCCCATGCAGCAGGGCCACCCATACGTTCATTCATTTGTTGTTGATCTTCCCGTGAGAGAAGGGCAATCTTTGTTAATCCAATCATGCGCTGTCACGCTCCTGTCTTTTTTTATGTGCCATATATGCTAAACCGCCTGCACCAGCTACACCTGCTGCACCTGCTCCAGCATATAGAGGGAATAGGTTTTTCTTTGTTTGCTCTTGTTTATCGGGAGTGCTAAATTTATTAACCTTATCTGTAATAGGGGTGAATTCCTCTTCTCCACTCTCATTCTTGAGCAAAGATGGAGGAATGTTATCCACATCTTTAAAGTGAAATTGGGCAGGACCACCTAAATCAGACATGAGCCATCCATGTTCTGATTTTCCCATCGCCTCATGGCTTGAACGTTTCGGACCAAAAAGATACTTTCCTTGCCTTAACGTGTGTGTAAGATAGGTGATTTCCTGATCTGTTAAAGAAGAAAGATCAATGTTTTCTAAGTCACGAAGTTTCTCAGGATATCCTATCGGTGTGCTTTTGTTCCATAAATACTCATGAAGAGAACCTTCCCGCTTTTTCGGAACAACTGACTTTATATCTTGGAGCATTTTAGAAAGAATCGATATTTTATTGTCAGGTGCACTTTCTTTTAGAGATTGTATTTCTTCGTCCGCACCCTTCGAAAAGGTATTGGTGTATCTTTCCTGCGGTGGAAAGAGTAGACGTTGCATCGCTTGCCCTCTCACGCGAGGTGAATCAAAATCCATGCTGATGACTTTATCCGTTCGAGGATATAATTCTTCGGTACCTTTTAATTCACTTGGCTTTTTTAACCGAACATAAGCCGGACCCCTTGTGGCATAGAACTCCGCAACATCTTTTGGTCCAAAATGCTGTCCATGTCCAAAAGTTGTTCCTTCAAAAGAGTCCACATCGCCTGCTTCTAACCCTTTGCTTTCAATTTGAGATATATGTTCAGGCTTAGTTCCATGCCAAATCCCATCGTCCCCTGTGCGTTTGATGTAATTCATCGCATCTTCTGCTGAGCCATGCATATGTTTCAACATTTGCCAATATTGTTTATTTCGCCTTGCATCGAAGCTGGCCGCTATCTTGGCTAAACCATACATACGTTCTCACTTCTTTCGTTTTCTAACTGGATGCACAATCATTTTCACAAATGGTATCTGGTCGGCTTTCAATGTAATCTCTAGGCGCATAAGGTGTTTTGGCAGATACAGCACCTCATCCAGCCTTCCAAACATCTCATCCACCTGACTCTTTGTGAGGTTGATCCGTCGCATCACTGGTATTTTCTTGTGAGGACTATCTAACTTCACATTCAACCATCCTCTTTCGGGTTCCAGTATTAAACTGGCATCGAATAGGGGAAAGTCATCGATTTGTATGTAACCTTCGCGGATCAGCGGCCACAATTCCTCAGTCGTTAACAGACTCTTCGTCATTGTTTCTTTCTCCTCGTAGCGAGCCAAAGCACCAAGATGATAAATCCCATACCACCCATTGTTGAAAAGCCTGCTACGAAATTTAACCACCATGTCATTGGAACGCCTTCCCTCTTTGTTTAATAGGTTTGTTTCACTTTTTTATTGGTGACCTGCCAATCACCCCTTTTTGGCTGAGTGACTAAGCCGTGTATCTGCAATAAGTCCAGATCGCGTTGAACGGTACGCTCACTGACGTTAAATTCATCGATTAATACCTTCATCCGCACAGGACCATTCTTTTTTATATAAAAATAGAGGTCAATGACACGATTCCTCTTGCGTATACCTGAATGACCATACATCACACTACCCCTTTGTCGCATGACCTTTGTCCTATCTTTATTATCTAGTAAATTGAGTCGATTGAAAAGTCAAAATACGTGGTGTCTGTGATGGCAGAACTATCCAAAATAAATTGTGGATAAGTGAGATTGGAAAATATAGGTTAAAGTAATTCGAAGCCTTGTGGCTGTAAGGTTGACGGTGTGTTTGCTGGAGTTTTGCAGGAGTTTATGGATTTCTTGCTGAAGTTTGCTGGGATTTTTGATTTTTCTCGAAAAAAGTGTAAATTTACACTGGTTAATAGTGGTAAATCGCTCATTGGTCAAACATTGGTCAAACTTTAGCCAAAATAATTTCCAGTTGAGTTGGTAATAAATTGGGAGGAAAATGCTCAAAATCACGAAAAAATGAGGAAAATTTGAAAAAATGATGTAATTTTGGTCAAAAAAGTTCAGCAAATTGGTGTTTTTCAGCAAAATCCAGCAAGGATTCCAGCAAAAATGTAAGGATGATATTTTCTTACATAGAATTATATGGAAATTGCGTATTTGTTTCTTTTCGTTCATTCAAATCGTTTAAAGTATTGATAAATCAATAAATAATAATAATAAATAATAATAATATAATAATAATATATAGGGAAAAATTTGGTAATAAAGAGACTGGAAGAAAAAGGTTTGCCGAAATGTCGGAGAAAAATGAAAAGTAAATATATCCTCAATAAGCTCAAATTAATTGGAAAATTTAGTAAAAAGCGAATTTCCAGTTGAAAAAGCGCGAAAACGCCCCCTGACGACAGGCCTACCCCCGTATATCTGAAAAACCCGGTATAGTTTCCAACATTCCAGCAATCCACAGGTTATCCACAACCCCAAAATATGGAAGCCCTTGCGTCCCAACGGTTTCAAGAGTTATTTCGACACCCGAAATTGTCGGAATTTTTTTATACACAGTTTATAGAAAATAGTTTTCGACACGACACACAAAACTATAGTCCTATTTGGTATCCTAGGTAGGTACGAAAAGGAGACGAGTTATGAAAGAATGCGCTATGACTGCGTGTAAGCAAATAGTTAAGGAAAATGGCGACTACTGTGAACGACATCTTGAACTTTGCTTAATTCCTGGCTGTGAAGAGCACGTTCGGACAGCTGAAATGTGCAACACGCACTATAACAATTACTTACGAAAACGTCATCGGACGGGAATGGTTCACTTATGTGTGTATCCCGGATGTATAGATGAGATAGAAGACGAGTCGCTTTGTGTGGCTCATTTTAAAATGAAACAGGAATATCCACAAGCCCGCCCTTGTTTAGTTCCTTCTTGTAGGGAATTGTCATTCAACGGGATGTATTGTGAAGACCACGAGGAAATCTTCACTCTAACAGGATCACCCGTAAGGGCAAAAGAGTTTTGTGGAATCCCTGGATGTGAAAAATTCCATGTTTTAAAGGGAATGTGCCAGAAACATTATGCTCAATGGATGAGAGCTTATGAAAGATTCTCAGGGCTTCGACCATGAATGAATTGATTGGTTTGGCGAGCATGATGATTATCCTCTTTTTTACCATCGGAGGAGCTTTAAAAAAATATACATATATCAGAAAAGGGGAATAACAGATGAAAGCATTAGGAATTGTACGTAAGATAGATGATTTAGGGCGCGTAGTCGTACCAAAAGAAGTACGAGATACACAAGGGTGGAAGTCTGGTCAGGCATTGGAAATGTTTATGAGCGATGAAGGATTGGTCATAAAGGGATATCACGAAAATGAAGAAAAAGAGCAGGCAATCAAAGTTCTGCAAAGCGTTCTTCCATCTTTAACTCAAGAAGGACAAGCACAATTGAAGTCCGTTTTAGCCTATTTGGAGAAATAAGATGACTAAAAAATACCGAAAGAAACCAATCGTCATTGAAGCCTATCAATATGGGGAAGAAGAAGCGCCCCTTTGGTTTAAGGAAGCCATGCGAAAAGGAATTGTCACGCCTTTTTCTCAATATGGCGGTGACAAACGATGGTGTGAAGTTGAAACATCGCAAGGGATTATGAAAGGAAAACAGGGTGATTACATCATTAAGGGTGTTCAAGGCGAGATTTATCCCTGCAAAAAAGCGATTTTTGAAGAAACGTATGAATTGGTAGAGGAAGAATAATGAGAGATTACTTGAATGCCACTGAAAAGAATCAGTTCATGGTGCTGCAAAGCATTATTCAGCTCTTAGAAGGAAAACGACATGAAGGAAAGCGTGGTCCACAAGTCACAACCATCCTGGAACAATGGAAAAACAGCAACAATTTGAGTAAAGAAGAACATAAACACTTAAAAACCTCTGAAACATACTTACGAAAATTCTTAAATTCGGTGTATGACCGCCTCAGCCCGAAAGAACAAAGCATTTTGGAGAAGAAAATCCTCAAATTCGACTTTAAACTGGTGGATGACTATACGTTGAAACAAGTAAACCGCGATATTCAAGACCGTTTTGTCAATGCGGTGGTGCCGAGGGAACAGTTTTATGTCTGGACAGAGCAAATCATGTGCGTGAATTGCAAGGGATGCACAAAAGACGGAAATACATGCGAGCTGAATACAGTGTTTGAAGATAATTTCATTCCGGAGTCAGGCTTTGACCTGCCGAATTGCAAGTTTGCTTATAAAAAGTAAGTAGGAGAAGAATAGCATGACCAATAAGATTGTTTCCCAAACTAAGACGAAGGTCATTATCCGTATGAGTGATATTGACAAAGTTCTGTTTAAACATGAAGCAGAGACCTTCCGTAAATTGGTGGATAAAATGATAGAACAGCAGAAAGAGTTGAAGTAGATGGCAAAAAATCCACAATTCGAAAAGAGATACCAAGAGGGTATTCGAGTCGGAATGGAAATAACAAAGGAAGTATCAGCAGCTCATTTCAGTGTGAAATTAGAACGATTATCCAAAATTCCAGGCATTGGTCCTAAGCGATTTAAACAAATCATCGATGAATTTATGAAAGATCTGACCCCAGAGGAACTGGAACACGCTACTTTCTATATTAAAGACATCCAAAAGATTAAAAAAACGAAAGGAACAGCTTGATGCTTAGGGTTTTGGACTATATTTTCCATCCTATTGTCTGGATCGTGATTCCGGCAATCCTACTGTTAGCTAATATCATTCTGTTTTTGATAAGTGAACAAGGTGCCAAAGACACGATGGTTTTTGGAACTATCCATATTTTAATGATTGGGTGGAATTGCATGAAATTGCAAGAGGAGAAAGAACGATGAGCCTATTGAAAAAACTGTATTGCAAGATAACCGGGAAGCACAAGATGAATTTTTACGATAAGCGGTGTTTGATCTGTGGAAAAAAGGTACATATGTAATGAGTCGAATCAGTTGGGATGAATGGTTTCTGGATTTAGCGGATGT